GACTATGCAATTTTCAAAAGTAAGTCCACGCATAAATCCCAGTGGTTTAGGTAATATATCCCCATTTTTTAGTGCATATTCGTAAAATCCTTTGCCAAGGCTGCGACTAAAGATTTCATCAAATGGTTCTAAATAGGGCGCGTATTTTTCCTCTAGTGTACCTGGAAGAAATCCTAATCCACGACCAGTTTCTACATTAGGTCTGGTTAGGATAATACGCTTTATGCGACGGTGAAATAATTCACCGGCCGCATAACTAGCTGCAATATAAGTTTTTCCTGTGCCAGCACTGCCTATACCAAATACTATATCATTTTCATGTATAGCGCGTAGGTATGTTTCTTGAATATAGTTTAGTGGTTTAACATCACGAAAACCAAATTCAAGTGGTATTACATTAGAGTTACGCTGTTTTTTGCTAGAGCTTTTACTCATGGGCCGCCTATAGGTTAATTTCACTTTTTATCGGGTACTTTGGTGCCTTCCAACTTCTCGTGTACCTTAACCTCTTTGCAGACTTGTTCAGGCTTGCCGTCTTTGCCCATAACAGGCTTGCCGTCTTTTACCTTATCAATACAAGCCTTTTCCTTTTTAGCTTCGTCTTTTTTACTAGGAGCTTTTTCTTCTTTTTTGCTAGGCTCATCCTTTTTTGCATCTGCTTTAGCAGGAGCTTTTTCTTCTTTCTTTTGTGGCTCGTCTTTTTTAGCCTCTGCTGCTAGTACTGGTTGTACTAGTAGACTAGTAGCAAAAAGTGCAATTAAAAATTTTTGCATAAATTTTCCTTTTATAGTTCAGGGAATTGTGGTTGTGGTGGCATTAGTTTTCCACCAAAACCTACGGTAACACCTTGATTACCACTTTGTGGCATTTGACTAACTGTAATACCACCGCTACCAATTGTTACTGTTGGTTGTGGTGGCGGAGTAGGTGGTTTATCCCAACCTTTATTAGCAGCAGCTAGTGCCTGTTTTTGCGCTTCTTTATCACCGCTTGCTAACATAATACCCGACAGTGTGCCTGTTAAAAATGTAGCAATAGGAATAATTAGCTCAAAAAATTTATTATCTACTGGACTTATACCGTTCATAGGTTGTGTAACAAATATAAGACTGTAGAGTACAACAAAAACAATACCAAATAGTGTAAGAGCTAGTACCATGCCAATAAAAAACTTAAGCCTAGCCATTAGCTCATCTTCTGTATAACGTGGGCCTTCCCATAGGTCTTTAATCATTTGCAATCCTTTGGTGCACTAACACTGGCAGGTTGTTTGTTACTAGTGTTATTAGCTTTTTCATATGGTGTTAAATCTTCTGGGCAGGTACCGTTAGCGCTACAATAAGGACGTTTACATACCTTATGTTCCCAATTATCAGGATTTTGACAAGGATAACGGTACATATCAGTACAACTAGCTAATAGTAGTGTTAATAGGGCTATCCTAACCATGGTATCCACATCCATAGTGCTTGAGTAACTAATAAACTGCCAAGTGCACCTACTACAGTGCTAACCCAAAACATTGGCATACTAGCTGCAAGTATACTAGCAGTTAATAATACAATACTAATTTGTAGTACGCTACCACTCCAGGTAAACCAAGGACTACGCTGCTTAGCTTGATCACGTTCTGCTTCTAGCGCTTTGGCTTTTTCCATGATTTCCTTTTTATCGTCACTCATGCGCTTAGCTTCTGCTAAAAACTTATCACGATTTTCTGGTTTTTGTGCTTCTGCTGCGCTAATCTCGTAGAGAACGCCACGAACATTCTTAGCCTGATACCAAGCCCACATATTATTAGCTTGTATAGTATTATTTTGTATTTTACTACTATTTGATCCGCCAATCATAGTATTGATTGCTAGTAGCGCGGCTAAAAATACAATAACAAATCCGGCTTTGTCCTTGATTTTAGCTTCTTTTTCACTACGAGTTAATGGTTTAGGTTCTGGTTTATCACTCATACTAGTCCTTACTTGTTAGCTAGTGGATTATCTAGTGCTTTTTTAAGATCTTCACTAATTTTCTTGTCAAGTGCCTTTAATTTAGCATCAACTTCACGATTATTAGCTGCAATAGCTTTAGCATTATCAGCACTCATCTTATTCATTTCTTTAGTAGCAGCATTAAGTGATTGATCGGCTGCTTTTTGTATAGATCTAACCTCAACCTTAATTTCCTGCACAGTTTTATCTAGTTCACGCTGCTGCGTTTTGTTGCTGGACTCTACGCTTTCAACTACCTTTTCAAGTCTACGTATATCACCTTTAAGATCATTTTTAATATCGCGCGTATACTCAGCAGTTTTATCTGATCCTTCCTGCACAGCCCTAGCAGTTTTAGTAGAATTTTCCTCTATAACTGCCAGTCGTTTATCAAATTCGCTAAAATCTGGTGCTACATACTCGGCAATCTTCTTTTTCATGCCTATATAGTCTTTGTAAACTTCAAAAGCACCATATAATGCACCTAGTACACTGCTTAATAGTGTAGCCACAATCATTAATTTAGCAGGCGTAAAATCATAACCACCTACACTAATAACAGTATCTTTACTAGCATACTTTTTAGCCGCAGCTTCTAGTTCTTCTACTTTTTTGTCTAAGTTTACTTTTTCTTCACTCACGGCTACCTCCACTGTTGGTTTATCATCTGCTGGTGCAGCTCATCGCTGCGTAAGTTTTGCAGTGCACGTCTATTATCTATGGTACGTTGATTACGATAAATTTCCTTGGGTTGATAAAAACTAACGTCTGCTAGTGTTATTAAATAAGAATTAAATCCTATAGGTATTTGTGCAATATTAGATATCGATAAGTTACCTGCTATCTCACTATCTTGAACGTTTTGTCTAACAGTGCTAACTTTACTATCTTGCTTAGCTTCTTCAGTGATCGGTCTACTATCTAATACACTGTTTAATGGGTCTGCCTTATTAGTTAAAAAATTAGACTGCTGCGTTGGTATATCTTGAGTTTGTCCTAATAGTGGATTTAAGGATATTAGTTGTAAAGATGATGTTGCGCTACTACCTAAAGACTGAACTAAACTACTAGAACTATTAATTATTGTAGATGTATTTACTACTTCTTGTATATTAGCTTGAGTAGTAATATTTGATGTAGCTATAGACTGTTGTTTTGTTTTGTTATCTTGTGATACTGTTACAACAGCACTTGTTGTTTGCTGACTAGGATTTTGTAGAACACTAAATTGTTGTGGTGAACCTTGTAGTTGAAAAGTACTAGAACTGTTACTGGTAGGAGCTTGAAATAAGCTCAAAGATTGTTGACTTTTACTATCTTTACTAGTTGCTAAAATAACTGCTTGTTGTTGCGTACTAATGCCTGCTTCTGCGCTTAGTCTAGCAAACCTTGAAGCAACTTGTTCTGCTTGTTTTACAACCTGCTGAGTTAATTTTTCAGTTTCTTGCACTGCTGCTGTAGACGCATCTAATGATATTCGCTGCTCACGTTGCTGATTATCATCTATTTTTATAAGAGTAGTTATTAATCTATCAATATTAACATCTATTGGTCTTAGCTCTTCGTTAAATTCTAATTCTACTACGCCAGGTTCTTTTTCAAATAAATCCTGTTTGTCAAGTGGTTTAGGTTTAGATTGTTCTTGATAAGTAACAGCTACAGTATATGTGGTATCTTCTGTTTTAACTACATCATTATTTGTAGTAGTAGTTAAGTTCTTTTGTAATGCTTCTTGAAATTTTGGACAGTCTGGGCTGTACAGTGGGTTATTAACACAAGGATCTGGTTTGTATTTAAGTTGAAAACTAACATTAGTAATTTCTGGGCCATAAGGTCCTGCCCAATAATTATTATCCATACCTACAAAACCAAATTGAACATTGCTAACTTCATTTGGGCGTCTAAGTTTAGTCCAGTCTTGGCTCCAGTTATATGTTGTCCAGTTATGTATAAAATTTAAGTTATAGTTATAGCTTTCTAGTATAGTACTTCCGCCTTTGTCGTACAAATTAACATAAGCGCTTAATTGATCTAATCTACCATCATCCCAACCATTTCCATTTTTACTGCTCCAACTAAATAGAAAACCTGTTGTTACTAGATTAGTTCCACTATATGGCAGTGATTTTGCTACGTTAGCATATTGATAAAGATTACCTAACCCATAACTAAAGTTAATATTACCATCTGGGCGAATCATAGGATTAGGGCCGCAATATCCAGGATCTCCAGGTGCCCAACATGTAAGTGCTGGTACAAATGTTCCGCCTTGCCAGGTACTTGAAGAGGCTGTAGCAGTTTGAGTATTATTAACTAAGTTTCCAGTAATGTCTAAGCTACTAGTTTGTGCAAAACCTGGTAGTATTGATAGGGTCATTAATACTAGCAATATAGCCCAAACTACAGCTTTATCTTTTAGCCTAGCCATTCTCTTTAACTAGCTTGGGCAACTTATCAGGATTCTTTGCCCAAGCTTCTTTAGCTTGTTCACCAATTAACCCCTCATAGGGACAAGGCGTACCTGCCATCATCATAGCATCAAACACCCGTCTATCCTGACACATGGTAGCTACCGCAGCTACTTTCATACCCATGTCAAATAATGTTTTTGATAGTTTTAGTCGCTCACAATTCATATCTCGCTGTGTACCGCCTAGGGCCATACCAAATATCTGAGTTTGAACTGCTCCGCTTTGACCAGTAGTACAAAGATCTGGACTACCACCACTCATCATTGCTGGTGCTATAGCTGTTGGTGGCGGTTGAATTACACGTTGAGTAACCGTAGTTTCATTAATGTTACGATTAGTCATTTCACCAGTTTGAATATTTTGATTAATACTGTTACTAATATTGTTATTAGTGTTAACATTATTAGATGCTGAAACACTCTGACTATAATTTCTATTAGTCATATCACCAGTTTGCACGTTGTTTACAGTGCTGTTACTAGTAGTAACATTGTTATTGTTATAGGTCATTGTACCAGTGTTTATGTTTTCAACTTTACTAGTACTAGTACTAACATTGTTATTATTTAGCGTTTGCGTACCAGTATTAATATTTTCATTTCTGCTGGTGCTAGTTGTAGCATTATTATTGTTGTATGTCATAGTACCACTATTAACGTTATTGTTGTTGTAAGTCATAGTACCACTATTAATGTTTTCGTTTTTATTTGTACTACTAGTAATATTGTTGTTGTTGTAAGTCATAGTACCAGTATTAACATTATTGTTGTTGTAGGTCATAGTACCACTATTATTGTTATTATTTGTATAAGTTACACTACCACTCATACGATTGTCGTTAATATTAGTAGCTGTACCACTTTGTACATTATTGTTAGTGTTGATATTTGTACTAGTGCTTGTATTAGTATTTGCATTAACTGAGTTACTATTTACTGTACTAGTAGATGTTGCAGTACTATTACTAGTACTTATGTTATTAGTAGTAACAGTACTGGTACTATTGCTAGTACTGTTAGTATCTACTAAGCTTCTGCCACCGTCATAGTTACCTTGATCAATTAATCCGGTTGTGCTAGTTGTAGTGCCAGCAGTAGTATTTTGTGTACTAGTATTAGTTTGGGCTAATACTGATGTTGTTAGTGCTATTAAAAGAAAGGCTAATACTCGTTTCATATTAGTCTCCTAGACTAAGTTTAATGAGCTAGTACGTGTAAACAATGCTCATAGTGTTTTTTTCTATCTTCTAAGCCAATTGTACCACCATTGATACGTTTTGTTAATGTTAAAATATCCTGCTTATCTGCCCACTGATTGAGATTGTTTGATTCCCAAAACCAGCAAGCACTTTGTGCAGCACCTTCAAAGGTTTCCATGTACTCTGACGCCTCTTCAGGGCTAATCTGTAGGCTAGCTGCAAACCAGCTGTAGTTATCTCGGCCAGTTACCTGTATTAATCCACGCCCACAGAATCGCCAGCCATCTCCCGACTCCTCAGGACCATTGCCCATGCGACTTGCATATACACGATTAGCAATCTTTTGTGGTTGCTTTTCGTATTGCTGCGCCAATGCATCTGTGGGAAAATACTTGGGAAATACTTTACGTAGGCTTTGCCAGCGGTAGTTTAGGTTTTCCTTAATAAACACAAAACCACCCGACTCATGTGCACACTGTGCTAAAAAGGCAGCTATACGATCTGGTGTGTTTATCTCATATTGTGGTAGTAATTGTTCTAGTGCATGATGCCAGTAGCTAACATATTGATTTTTTGGTATAACCTGCTTAAGTTGATCTAGTGTTAATTCCATTACTTGTCCTTTTTCCAGTGAGTGTTATACCACTTAACCCAGCTATCGTTATTTAGTTTACAAAGGTGATATAGCTGGTAGTTTTGTTGTACTAGGTCTACAAGTTCTGCCATGCTTACAGCTTGTGCGTCTATGGTTTTTAATACTTCGCATTGCGTAAGCATTGTTGGATCAGGTACATTTGGCCAGGGCGGATTTACCTTAAAAGTTTGTAAACACCCAGCTAGTGGTAATGCTAGTATGAATACTATCCATTTCATTGTTTTATACCTCTGGCTGTATTATTTAATCGTTCTACATATAACTCAGGTACAGTAGGACAATTTTTAGCATTTGCTAATACATCTTCCAATTTTTTATTAGCAGCTTGTTTATCCTTTTCGCCTAGAGCAGCATATTTGTCCTGTTCAGCCTTACTAAGTGTTGCCAATACATTTTGCACTGTAGCGTCCTTGGACTTTAACACCTCAATAAAACGCTTGTTTTGCTGACGTTCACGTTCTGCTGAAAGCTTAAGTTCTTTCAGTTTAGCTTCTCGTTCCAATTTAAGTTCGTTATTAGCTAGCTCTTGCTGTTTGGCTGCAGCTTCTGCTTTAGCAGTTTCTTCAGCCAATTTAGCTTGCCAGTAGTTGTTATTCCAATTTGCACCCATGAAAAATACTGTAAGTGCAAATAGTGGAATACAACTGTAGTGTACAACTTTAGCTTGTGGTATTAGGTGTGCAAAAAATCTGGTTATAAAAAATAGTAGTACACAAGCGGTAGCCAACAGTGGAAAAAACCAATCAGGTATAAAATTTAATAAGAACACTACTACTCCTTAAGTAAATAATGTGCTAGATTATCCCTCATTCTACTATCATGTGGTGATAGTTCTACGGCTAATTTGCCGTGGTGTATAGCTTCACTAAAATAACCTAGATTATAACTGCTAAGAGCTAGTAAGTCATGCGGCTTACCTGTCCATACTTCAGGATCACAGGTATATACTAGTTGTTTGTCCACTATACTAACTGCTTGTTTACTAGCATAGTAACACTCTAGCCACTGTTGTTGACTATAACAATTTAGTGCTAGGTCAACCCAAGGTTCACGAGTATTAGGCGCTTCAATACAAGCTAGTCTATGCCAACGCTGTGCAGTTACCAGATCACCTAAATTTTCATAGCACTTGCCTAGTAGCCGCATAGCATAGCAACGTTCATTAGGCCAAGTACTGCCTGGTAATTCTAGGTAGTTGTTTAGCGCACCTATGGCCTCACTCCACAGGTTATAAAAGGTTAGTTCACGTGCAAAGTAAAAAGCATTGCGTGAACAGTGTGGGTCTTCGCTAACGGCTAGTCGTAATAGGTCTAAGTATTGGCTGCGGCTTTTTGTTGGATCTGGATGGTGTGATACTAGTAGTTTATCTGTGTGTGCATAAACTTCTTGAATACGTCCATCAGCACGCGGATACTCATGCACTGGATGATGCCAGTGATAGCCGTAGCGATGATGTATTTTTTCATAGTAAAATAGTATATTATGCCCCCAATCAAATTTATAGCGCAATCTAGTAGTGCCTTCAGTCCACACACGCTCGATTTCTTCACGCCAGCCAGGTTCTAGGACTTCATCAAGATCTAGGCTAATGCATACGTCATAGTCACCAGGTATTAGATTAAGAGCAGTATCACGTGCAGTATCAAATCGCCAGGGTTTTACTGCTATGTTGTAAACTTGTGCACCACACTCTTTTAACAACTCTGCTGTACCATCAGTACTGCCTGTATCACAAACTAGTATTAAATCGGCAAGGCTAGCACTATTACAAAATCGTTGTACAAATTGTTGCTCATTTTTACTAATAGCATAAACACATATTTTTAACTTGCTTGAACGCATAAAATTATTTTAACTAGAAAAAGTAACTGTTTGGCCGCTAGCGGCACTAGTAACAGTATAGGTTTTATATCCGCTGGAGTTGTTTAATTGGTAAACAACTCCAGCACTAAAGTTAGCTGAAAAACTATCTGGTATACGCAAAACTACAACGCCACTGCCACCAGCTTGACCATTTTGAGCAGTGCCGTGTTCTCCACCGCCTCCACCACCAGTGTTTGCACCGCCTGGTGTGCCACTTTGATTAGCACCTTGACCTAAGCCACCACCGCCAATACCAGCTGTGCCGCCAGTGCCAGTAGTAGCAAATCCTGCACCGCCACCACCGCCACCATAATAACTACCAGTAATTGCACTTTGCACGCCAGCACCACCGCTGCCACCAGCAGCTACACTAACACCGCCAGGTCCACCTGCACCGCCACCACCCCCACCGCGACGACTGCCGGTTAAACCGCCACCTTCGCCGCCTGGGTAGCCTTGGCTGGCATTGCCACCCATGCCGCCTTGGCCCCAGCCACCGCCGCCACTAGCACCGTCGCCGCCAGTAGTATAGGTGGGATTACTGCTGCCCCAACCAGCACCACGACCACCACCATAGGCAACTATACCAGCAAACTGTGAAAGACCGCCTTGAGTAGCTGGTATAGTAGGAGTAGAGTTATAATATTGGCCAACACCACCTAAGCCCACAGTTAGTGTATACGCGCTGTTTAAGCTATAGCCTATAATGTTTAAGCTTTCAACTACACCACCACCTCCGCCACCGCCACCTGCTCCACTGCCGCCACCTCCACCACCACCTACTACTAGGTAGCTAACGCTTAGTGGAACTACGCGCGGTAGTTTGCCAAATCTTAGTAGTGGACTACTCATGTTGCTAATACTTGCCAGCTACTGCTAGACTCATTCCAGGTGTAAATGGCACCATCACTAGGATATGGCTGTGGTGCCGTCCACTGGCAAGTTGTTGTATCTAGTTGCCAGCTTGGATAAGGTTGTAATGGTATAAATGCGTCTAATGTTGGATTATAACTATAACCAATGCCAGCATAGTTTTTGCGTATGTTGGCATTATAACTAGTACGTACACAAGGTTGACCACGCTCACTGGCATAGAACTGTTCCCAGTCTATGCCTAGTGTGCCTTCATCGCGTCCCACAATAACCTCAGTTACAATATTATTACTATCTAAAAATGCATAGTGTGCCATGTTAATCACCAACTAATAGTGCCGGTACCGGCAGTAAATTTATAAACTCGGTACCCAGCTCGGGTAACCGTATCGATTGTATAGACTAAGCCTAGGCTGGCTTTTAGTGGTTTAAACGTGCTTGGATAAGCAATAATGACGATACCGGAGCCACCTGCTCCTGAAGTCCCGCCAGGAGTGCTGTTAAATCCACCGCCACCGCCACCGCCAGTGTTTGTGCCACCTGGTTGTGCTGACGGGCCAGAAGGTGCATTACCTCCATCACCTCCGCCGCCCAATCCACCACTTTTCGTAAGAAAAGATGCGCTTCCACCACCACCACCAGCATAAGTTACTAAAGAACCGGAAATAGAAGAAGCTGTTCCGTCACCTCCCTCACCTTGCCCATCAGTATTTCCCGCCTCTCCAGCTCCACCGCCACCGCCTCCAGAATTTGGTGAAGTTGCAGAATACGATCCACCAGCATTTCCTTGCCCAGCCGGAGAAGCAGCGCCGCCATTACTAGGAGAAGGTGTACCCCCGCCACCGCCTGACCCACCAGCTCTTCCGGCAATTCCAGGGGAAGTTCCTCCACCACCTCCGCCACCGCCAGCAGCAACAACACCTGGAATGGTAAATGCGCTTGGACTTGTTCCACCAACAATAGACGATGGGAATCCATCATTTGAAGTTCCAGCGGCGGTTAATCCTGGACCACCACCGCCTACTGTAATTACATAGTTCGTTGCAGCCGAAACAGTAGTTGCACCTGTGATAAACCCTCCGGCACCGCCACCACCACCAAGGCCAGAAGAAAAGTTTTCTCTACCGCCACCACCACCCCCACCAACCACAAGATAGTCAACCGTACTAGGTGCAACCATGCTAGTGGTTAAGGTGCTCAGCACACCACTGTCTGGGTGGGCTTTGGTTGGGGCTGTGAAGTTAGTTGTGTAGCGTGCGAAACCTTTGGTGATGCGGAGGTCATCGATGTAGCCGTTTAATGGGGCTAGATTATCAAAACCTGATGCAATAGAAATCCTTCCAGGGCAAGTCATTGTTGTTGAGTAGGTAGCCGTTGCAGACTGCACACCATTCATATAAACAGCAAGGGTACTACCTGATCTGGCTAAAACAATATGCGTCCAAGTGCTTGCGCTTAATGCAGATGCTGCTGTTATTCGGTCAGCATTGCTTGTAAAAAGAGCCAGCCTGCTAGAAGAGTTAATATAAAACGCCCACCCAGAATCTGTTCCTGATGCCCTAGTGTCAATTAACACAATAGCACCGGCTACCGAAGTAGGATAAACCCACATCTCAACCGTAAAGTCGCCTGTGTTGAACGACAACAAGTCCGTTGATCTTCCTACCAAATAGTCAGCCGTCCCATCAAAGTACATGCTGCCGCTTCCATACTTCTTAATGCTGGTTGTGACCACACCAGCGTTACCTACGGTCTCGATGATATTTTTACCAGTGCTATCAATGATTCCGGCATTGGTGAAATTAAGTAGTAGACTGGTGTTGTCAAGGAGGGGAAGTGGGCCACTGGGTGGGGTAAAGTTGCTGGTGTATACGGCAGTGCCTTTGACAATTCTGGTTGAGCCAATGTAGCCCGTCCAATAATTGCTTGCAGGGCTAAATAAGGTTCCGACATATATCGCAGGAGTTGCAAGCTGGAAAGATGAATTTGAAACCGGAGTTCCTTGAGATACACCATCTTTGTACAAACTGATCGTTCCGGCGTTTCTGACTAAGGCTAGATGGGTCCAAGTGTCGTTAGTGATTGTTGCTCCGCCAAACGTCCAATTAGTCCAAGAAGCTCCGTTTGTAGATACGTCAACGGTAATCGTGTTTCCTGAGGTCCACAAAATCAGCGCACTGTAGTTGGCGTTTCCAATCGTCAGTATGCGTGGATATGTAGATGCTTGCGTGGACGATCTGTATACCCAGGTTTCTATCGTGAAGTCGCCGGATGAAATATTGAAGGCGTCACTAGAAGCCAGATTTAGATAATCCCCACTCCCATCAAAATACGCCGACCCACCATGCACAGCAGCATCATAGGCAAACGGTGCAAAGGGTGAGAAGGGGGTGACACGGGGGGAGCCGCCAACCGTGAGGGTTTTGGGGCTAACGCTGTTATCAACAAAACGGTTGCTTTGCAGCGTTAGGATTGAAGTTGCTGATCCTGTGATTGCTGAGATATTAGTTCCGGCAGACTGAGTTGCTGTTAGCGGCGCGGTGGGCGGAGTGAAGGCTCCTGTGTATACCGCAATGCCTTTTACAGCCCGAAAATTAGAGATAAACCCATTGACACCGTAGTTGTTAGCCCAGTTAATACCACCAATAAAAAGACCAATTTGAGCTTGTGTATATGTATAGGTTCCTGTGGCTTTTAGTACTCCGTCTTGATAGATTTTGTAGGTGTTGGCTGCATCTCTAACAACAGCAAAATGGTACCAAGTTCCAGCAGTTGGAACAAAGGAATAAGATACTCTTACAGATTCATCAACATCTAAAACAATCGTGTTATTGCTAACCAGCCTAAATCCAGCTTCAGTTTGACCACTAGAGCCAAATGCAAAAATAACTTGATCCGCGTTTCCAGAAGCTGTGTTCCAATTTACCCAACACTCTGCTGTAAAATTTCCGCTGCCAAAATTAAAATCTGCGTGACTAGCAACAGATAAACAATCAGTAGACCCGTTGAATGAATTCGACCAACCACTATTGCTAAAAGGACTGAACGTACCCTGCGCTACGTTTGCTCCACTGGGACGAGTAATCACATGTTGATATTCGCTTTCGTCCTGGAACCCAATGGTGTTGTAGGCACCGCGTTCTTGTAAGGTGAGTAGGGCTGTCTGCGTTCCCGTGATTGCCTGTATATTTGTTCCAGCAGATTGAGTTGCGGCTAGGGGTGCGGTGGGTGGGGTAAAAGCTGTGGTGTATACGGGAGAACCTAGTACAACTCTTAAACTTGAAATATATCCAGGAAAATCCGAGGTTCCTGTTATTCCACCGCCAACTTTCAAAGAATCTTGGGTTGTATACGCTTGGTTTGTGGTTTGAGTTCCTCTAGATACACCATTTACATAGAGCGTTATAGTTCCAGAATTTCTTACAACTGCAATATGCACCCATTGATTTGTTGTTATTCCTGTATAAGTGATTCCTGGGCTACCCGTTGAATCCCACCAGTAAATAGCAGTTCCACTAGTCCTTAAAGAAAGAAGCCACCGATTAGCAAAAGCTGATGAACCATTCTGCCAAGTTCCTGCAATAACCGCGTCTGTCCCTGGTGTGCCTGTTGAATAAACCCAACCCTCAATACAAAAATCTGATGAACTTCCAAGTGTAAAAGCAGCATTACTTGCCGCACTCAAATAATCCCCACTACCATCAAAGTACCCCGACCCACTAGTGGTATCACTATCAAGAAATGAGCTAAAGCTGGAGATGCGAGTTTCGCCACTTGGTGTAAGAGTCAAGCCACCAGACTTGGCAGCGTTGGGTGTGGTGCTATCGATGAATCGATTGGATTGACAGGTAAGTAGGCTAACGGTGCCCGTTAAGGACGCTGCTACACCAGTTCCTGTATGCCCAACCGATGACGAGGTAAGGGTCGATGTGGTCGGCGTAAAGTTTCCGGTAAATAAGGCTTGACCTTTGATAAGCCGAAAATTAGAAAGATGGCCGTTGAAGTAGTAGTTATCCGATGTTGTGTACCAGCGTCCAAGTACCGCAATTGTGTGCGTTACATCACGATTGCTTGTCATTGAACCAGCGGCTACACCATTGATATATAAAGTTACGTTGTTTGTGCCAGACCCGCTGCGTACCACGGCCAAATGCGACCAGGTTTGAAGCCTGACGTTTGACGTTGAGTAAAATGCATCTTGACTTGCATCGTTTCCTAGCTTTACTTGAAGCTGACCGTCACCTGTGTTCCTAAATCCAAAAGCTAATCCCGCATTTCCCGTAGTGGGATCAGAACTGTAGATCCCACCCCAATTTGGTATAGAAACTGGATATACCCAGCATTCAGCAGTGAAGTCACCCGTTGAAAGAGCAAGTGCGGCTGAAGACGACGTGGTTACAAAGTCCCCAGTACCATCGAAATACGCACTCCAACTAGTGTTATACGGACTAAAACTAGTACCACGCACATCACCACTATTAGTAAGCCTAAAGTTATTTGAACTAGCATCGGAAAAGGCATTGTAGTCGCGACCAGTATTTACATCGCCTTTAAGGTGTAGGCTTACTAGGTTATAGTAAGGATCAACTTGTACAGCACTGGTTTTTTGAGTTGCTATTAATAGCTCATTCATTTTACATCTAGTCCAATAACAAATACCATATAGGTGGTAGTAGCCAAGTCGTAGACAACACCTAGTAGGTCTACACCAGTGGTGGTTAGTGTAGGCGGTGTGCCACCAGCATATTTGGTGTTGGCAGGCCAGGTTATAGTAGTACTGCCACCGTTTGTTATGCGCAGGTAAACTACCTGCGATTCGCCACTGCTAGGTGCATTTGAAAATGCAAAAGTTGTAGCAGCTGCTAGTGTTATAGTATGTATGGTATGTGTAGCTAGGTTAATGGTAACTGTGGCGCTAGCAGTACTTTGCGTGCCAATATCATTAACTTTGATCTTTTGCGCTGGCAGTGTAAGACGTTTGGGCAGTGTGATTTGCTGGCTAGTATCCACTTGCAGTGCATTTGTGCCAGCGGTTTTTAAGTTAAGTGCACCGCTAGCAATCTCTACAAAGGTACTGCCGCCTGCTTGAATATTAAGGTCATTGGTAGCATCAGCAGTGCTAGCTATACCATTTTGTGCATTGATTACATTAGCCATTTGTTATATTCCTATTTATTGCCAAACATTAGCGGGAGGTGCTGGCCATGTTACCACAGCTTGTGGGTTTGTTGCTATTTGGCGAAGTTGTGCGCGATAGGTGGCAAACTCCTGCTTATTAACCAGTGTTACATCAGCCAACTGCGTCCAATCTGTGCTGGCTAGTAGCTGCTTGGCTTGCCGCTCATTTTGTGCTGCTAGGGCCAATTGCTCAGCTTGTAGTTCTTCACTAGTTTTGGCACGTGCCTTCACTACATATACAACTCCATCTTCAATATAAGCAGGCACACGCTCTAGGACCTGTGTTTGTGCATCATACTGCTTGCGCTCTTGAATAGGTACCAAATTTTCACCGGCTAAAAATTCCTGTGTGGGTCCGGCCTGTGGAAAACTAGTATTGGGAAATAGGTCTGCTAGTGCAGCTTGATCATAGATTTGGCCATTAATTACTCGTGCATATAACATTTTAGTTCCTTATACTAGTGTAGCTATTTGGCTAGTAGTTAGTGTATCAACACTTAGTTGTTCAGGTGGTGCTGCTAATACCTGTTCAACGGGTGTTTGTTGCTCAACTAACACCTGCTGAACAGGTGTTGGTTGTAGTTGTGGTACAGGTAGATCTGGTTGAACACTGCTTGGCACGTACTTTTGACTGCCTGGACTAACTAAATCTATTAACTCCTCTACAGTAGTTGCAGCTAGTATACTAGCTTCTAGCTGATTACAGTTTGCAACAATCTCTGTGCGCGCTTGTTCCACCACAGGTGGAACAGCTATATTGCGCTCTAGTTTTCTAATCAGCATCCAGTCTGTTTCTTGCAGCTGTTGATTGCAGTTTTGTTTGTTAGCTGCAATATACTGCTGTTTTAAACTATCCAAGTCTTTGGCTGTAGCAGTGTATACTCTATGTGGTATACCATTAAATAGTTGTATACTACTATTAGTCCAATAGAAGCGCTGATCAGGTTCTTGACTTTCTACTACCTCTAAAATACCTAAGCTGGATAAATCAACTAAATTTCGCCAGTCAGGACCATAGTCAATACTATCAATTACTAAGCTGCGGCCAGGCTCAATAGTGCCTGTAATTTCACCACTTTTAACTATTACAAACATATTTTTACCTCGCTAGGCTATATTTAAAGGGGTTTTCAGCAAAGGCTGCGTAGATATAAGTACTACCACTGGCGTTTCTGCCTATGTTAGTGTTTCTAATTTTAAACCCATTTGATAAAAAATCTCTATCAGCATAAGTTCCTTCACTATTACTAAGATTCGGATATAGTTCTGAATCTGCAACATTGTAGCTGTTGCGTTTAGTATCATACAAATTCCAATTTTCCGTATTGTCGGACCGTTTTATCATAATCCAAGCCGGTCTAAATCCTGTGTAGACAAACGGTCCATCTGTGCTGCCGTTGCCTGTATAACTACCAAAAGCTGAGAAACCAGGAACTTCAGCAAAACAATAAGCAATTAGATTTACTCCAGTAAGTCCATTGTCTGATGCACCTCGAACACCAAAAGTGCTGCTAGTAACTCCGCTGCCTGTACCTGACCAAATACCAGCATCACTAACGCTTGCACCACTAGTATGAAGATATAAATATGCATTTACACCAGTCATTTGTGTATATACTATCCAAGCGCTTGTTGTACGTCCTTTGACAATTATAAATTTTGGAGCAACGCCAAGACCATGACCAACACTATTTCCACCGACAACTCCTGTATAGGAAACTATAGAAAATCCTGTAGTTGGATTTGCGCGAACCTGAGCACTAATAGTTCCTGCCGTGTTTGTAACGGTAGTAGTACCAGCGTCCCAAGCCCAGCCAACGTAATTCGTTCCCGATGCGTTTATGTCAGAGCCGTTTGTTATATTTACGCCATCTGCGGCAAACGTAGTAACGTAGCCGTTTGAATTGACTTGTTCAGCGGAGGTTGTGTTGGTCTGCAGGATTGCGTTTGCTCCGCGCACCGAATCGTTTATTGAATGGTAGGCGGCGCTATTTCTAGCCTTAACCCAAAACAAATCTGGACTAAAGTTTGTTGTGAGCTTTCTGTTATTGACGCCGTCGCCGGACCAAACAAGTGCATCAAACGCCGTGTTAGATTTAACTATACTAGGTGTTGATAGGTTTTGTGTGCACAGTGCCTTGAACCCACTAGGTGCAGTGTAGTTGAATGGGCGTTGACCAAAATTAACAGTATAATTCATTGTTCCGCCAGAACCATCAGAAGTGCATGCAAAATATTGTAGCACGGTGAGATCAGTCACTGTCATAGTTCCTTGGGAGACACCATTTTTATAAAATGTAGCTGTTCCTGTGGGACCATCGAAAGCAATCCCAATGATATCATTTTGAGTAAAGCTGGACCAATTACCTGCCTGCTGGGTAGAATCAACCCATCTTGCTCCATCACTACGATACTGTAATCTTGGATTCCATGCAGTTGAGTTTCCAAATATTCCTACTGACCAATATGACCCTGTTTTAGATCCCATAGTAAATTCGCAATACCATTTTGATATTCCAGACACTGACATTGAAGATAATGCCATTCGTTGATCTGTGGCTGGGGTAGTCCAATCTAAATTACCGTTTGTAAAAGTTCCACCTGAATTGTTAATGGGATTTAGTGTTGCATAATTGCCGCGCACTACGCCGCCAGATACAAAATCTTGCAGCCCTGCAAAGCCAGTTGGCGGTGTATAGGCAAATGTGCTAGCACCAAAGTTGAAGGTAGCCGTGTTAGTGCCGTATGGGCGACCAACTGCTCTGTATGTTCCAGCAGTAAGCGTGAAAGCTGGATTTGCTCCAGTAGCCGGATTACTACTTGCAAACCAAGTGCCGTTTTTTCCAAAGAACAGCTTGTTGTTATCTAAATCAAAAGCGCACATGAAGACATCACCAGCAGCCAACGACGCTGCATATGCAGCCGGCGAGTTGCCATTGAACTTTTGACCTTTTTCCAGCACATAGGCATATGAAGTTGCTTCCTGCCCCGGATAAGTCGATGAGCTATTGCCCTGGCTAATACCTATGCTGGTATCAGTGCCTGCACTAACTAAAGTTGCTTCAAAGTACCACTTGCCTGAAGAAACGGCTGTTGTAGTATTGGCTTTATTGTAACCGGCTCCGGCTACGCCGGTAAGAGTTAAGTTGCCGTTGCTTAGGGTAACTGAGCTTGATGTAGCATCAAAAGTTGCATAACTACCTGCTACTGGCGCATCAATACCATATGGTGTAGGTGTATCTACTAGGCTATCATTACCAGCACCACTAGCCACACTAAAGTTTACAGGCGTCCACTGCTTGTGGCCAATGTCTAGGACATTGTGTGCAAAGGTGCGTACAGGCGGTGTAAATGTACCTGTATAGCGTGCATACTTGGTTATTCTAAGGTCCTGTATGTAGCCGTTATAATAATTAGCATTTTCAACACTGGTGCCAATTCGGAGATAAGTATTGTCATCAGGCATTGCAGATGCGTTAGTGCCTGATGCAACTTCAACTCCGTTTTGATACATTTTGAAAGAATTACCATTTCTTACAACAGCAACATGAGTCCAAGTATTAGCTATAATGTCTGTATTAGATGTTATGAAAGGCCAACCAAAAGAAGTATAAAATGCCAGTCTAGCTGCTGTACCATTCATCCAAAGCATCCAACCAGTAACTGTTGCTGTTGCTCGTCTGTCTAGAATGTCTTGTCGAGTGCTTACATTTGCAGTATACATCCAAAATTCTATTGTCCAATTGCCTGAACCAAAATTAATAGAATTGCTACTTGGCACATTAACAGAATCACCCGTACCATCAAAATATAAACTGCCTTTAGCAGATATAAGTGATTTTTTCAGCGCGGTAACGTTACTGGCATTGCCTAGGGTTTCTAGAACATTTTTGCCGGTATAGTCAACTATGCCAGCGTTGGTAAAGTTCAGTAAGAGGCTAGTGCCTGGTATTGCTGTAAGTGGACCACTGGGTGGGGTAAAGGCTGCGGTGTATACAGCGGTGCCTTTGACTACTCGCATGCTGCCAAGATAAAAAGGAGATGTCGCCAAACCAGCACCGTCTGCGGCAGTCGCTCCAATTGCAAACCCACCTGTATTTGTATCAATCGTTCCGCTATTTGTAGCCGTGGCGCTTACAACTCCATTGATGTAACTGGTAAACGTACTACCGCTTCTAACAAACGCAAAGTGGTTCCATTGATTAAATACCCAGTTAGCCGTACCTAGCATATTGACGGCCCAGCTACCACCAATAGCACACAAATATTGAATCTTTGTGCCGTCTGTATATGCGGCGATTCCTGCTATTGTATTAGACCCTCTTTTCGCAAACAGCCCTCCAAAACTTGCGCCGGAAAAAAACCAGCCTTCAATAGTAAAGTCAGAGTTACCTAAATTCAGTGCATCGTTATTTGCAACTGTTAAATAATCTCCACTACCCTCAAAGTAGCCCGAACCGCCATAAGCGGCAGCACTCCAGCTAGCACTGGGGGTGAATGGAGAGAAGGCTTGTACGGAGGTGTTTCCGTTTACTGTGATGGTGAGTGGGCTAGATGCCGGTATATTGACACCGTTACTGTCTAGGAAGCGGTTGCTTTGGCAGGTAAGCAGCGAACATTCTGTACCCTGTGGTGGGTTTGTGCCGCCTGTGGTGCGGGTTAGTGGGGTGGTTGGAGGTGTAAACGCTGATGTGTAGACAGCACGGCCTTTGACGATGCGAACATTTGACATGTAGCCAAAATACTCTTGAGTCCCGACTCCAGACCTGCCAATAGTTACCGCTTGTGCTGCGTAATTATTTGCATCACTACCACTGGTACTTAATTGCCCATTTACATAAATTCTTGTGGTTCCAGATTCCCTCGATACTGCAATATGACTCCACTGGTTAGGGGCAACCGTTCCTCCGCTTGTGTAAAGTGCGCTACCAGTTCCAGTTGTTGGATTGTAATAAGCAATTCTATTTTGATAATAAAAAAGCGTACCGCCGTTTGTGGCGTGTTCAATGATGTAAAAATTACCAGAGCCAGATGTCCACGTTGAAGCAGTAGGAAACACCCATACTTCCCACGTAAAATCGCTAGTTCCATAAGCAAAAGCAGCGTTGCTTGCCAAACTTAAAGAATCGACACTCCCATCAAAATAATTCCCCCACCCAGTCTGTGAGAACGGGCTAAACGTACCTTGTGTGGCATTGCCGTTTCTAGTAATAACATGATTAAACTGAGAACTATCCTGAAAGCCGCTGTTGTTGTAGTTAGCACGGTCTTGTAGGGTAAGAAGTTGAGTTCCTGAAATGGCGGTAACAGGAGTGGTTGGTACTGTAGTTCCAGCAATAGCAGTTCCATCTACAAATCTTACATCTGCAATGTAACCAACTACAGAAACAGGGCTACCTGCATAAGGCCTTTGGCCAATATGCACGGTTTGACTGGCATTACCAAAAGTATCTGTCTTAGTTATAGAGCCTACGGTGGCACCGTTTAAGTAAGCAGTTACAGTGTTGCCACTTCTCGAGAATGACACAAAATACCACTGCCCTGGTACAAACGTATTTGCAGCAGAATAAATCTGTGCTGCACCACCGCCACCGTTAATATAGTAACCAAACGTACCATTCTCAACTGTGACCATCCAATTACCTGATGTGGTACTGGTGTTGGCGTGATTGCCTAAGATAACTTGTTGATTACTAGATAATGTGTAAAACCAAAAGCTCACTGTAAAGTTGCCAGTAGTTGCAAACTGCCCAGTAGTAGGCGTAGCTAGAAAATCCCCATTACCATCAAAGTAGCCTGACCCACTAGTAGTGTCAGTTTCTAGAAATGGGGAGAAGCTGGCTACGGTTACATCACCGTTCTTAGTTATTGTTAACGGGCTTGATGCTGGCGTATTAACACCATTACTATCCAAAAATCTGTTAGACTGAAGCGTTAAAAATTGGACGTTTGTTGCGCCTTGACTTGTTCTGGTCAATGGCGAAGTGCTAGGCGTAAACCCAGAAGTACTATAAACGGCAACTTTAGAAAATCTTACGTTACTTAAATAACCAGGAAAACTTTGAGCCGCTATATCGCCTGAGTTAGTGCCAATTACCATATTGGCTGTAGAACCTAAAGCGGCAGATTTAGAAACGGAGCTTAAAAGAGTTCCGTTTTGGAACGTGTAAACAGTTCCAGAGCTTCTCATGACGCAAATATGAACCCAAACGTTTGCGTAATTAGACATGGAGCCTATATAAGCGCCTGACCCACCCCATTCAACATACACCTGTCTGGCATTTGCTGACCCACTTCCATAGCCAATAGTCAAATTAGGATTGGATGCTGCGGTCATTATCCCAACTTGAGATTTATCGGATGTAACATACATCCACCATTCTGCCGTAAAGTCTCCAGTAGAAACAGAAAAATCTGAATTTGTGTATTGAATGTAGTCGCTTGCACCATCGAAATATGCACTCCAACTAGTCCCATACGGACTAAAACTGCTGCTGCGTGTGTCGCCGTTAACTGTAATAGGAAAACCATTGCCATTATTTTGACCGCTTTTATCACTAAAGCAGTTATAGCCGCTGGTATTAGCAGGATTGCCGCTAAGGTGTAGTGTCGTATATGGCCACAGTTCATCACCAGTTTGTGCAGTGTTGCAACCTAAGTTTAGCGCACTACTATTATCGCTAAATGGCAAGCGAAAGCCATTAGTACCATAGGTACCTGTATAGGCACTAGGTGTCCAAACGCCTGTGGTTGCACTGGTTGCACCAAAAGCTGCTGGTGTTAGCTGTTGGCCGTCGATAAAGTGAACGTCGGCTATATAGCCGTTAAACCAACCATAGGCACCAATCTCAGAACCTATGTTATGGACTGTAGTCGCGTTAACCCAAGTGTCATAGTTTTGCGAGGGATATGTGGCTGTGTCAAAGGATGTTATCTGAACACCGTTAATATACAGCTTGACGCGATCGGACGCTGTAGCTTGCGTGGTATCAACTGCACACACAAGGTGATACCACGCAGACGAATCGCGAAATACTTGTGTTGTAATAAGGTTTAGATTTGGAGTATCAGAGATGAAGTTTCTGAAATAGAGCTTGTTTGATGTAGCGTCAAACTCGCATCGAAAGGTACTTTGTCCAGTGTTTAACGCCGAAAACAGTATGTTTGTAGTCGCAAAATTAGTGCGTTTAATCCAACCACTCCAAGTCCAGGTTTTGCGATTGCCAGCTACTGGAGGTGTCCAGCTTAAATATGCGCTATCGCTGCTGTTAAATCTTAAACTACGCTCAATTTGATAAGCTGTAACAGCTGCTGCAGGTGGCTTACCACTGGCTAATAAATTAAGTATGCCTGTCATGTTAGTCCGTTTCCATTAATTAACCAGTAGTTTGTAGCTACTTTAACACAAGTTGCTAGACCATACTGTGCTAGTACACGACTTCCCTGAGTACCTGTGCCTGCTAGATATAAGTTATTTGCTGTTGAGCAAGTAATAGTTAGTTGCTGTGAAGTTTGATTAATAAATGTAATTACTGTGCCTGCATCATAGGCTAGTGTGTCATCAATGGTAAATATTCTAGCACTAGCATCAGTGCTAGGATGTATAAGCGTTTTTCCACTATCACCTAGTACAGTGGTATAGTTAGCACTTTGACTATTGGTAGGAGTATTTACATAGCCTAGGGTGCTAGTATCTACTGGTAGAGTATATGTATTTGTAGCAGCTACAGCAGGCGCATTAAGTGTTGCACTGCCACTGGTACTACCAGCTAGTTTTAGGTTGCCACTATTAAAGGTTTGAGCTGCTGTAAAGGTATTTGCCACACTAGTGCTAACATTACCAGCAGCACCTTGTGGCCCGGTTGGTCCTGTGGCACCTGTGGTGCCTGTGGTACCTTGTGGCCCAGTTGGGCCTGTTGGCCCTGTATCACCTTTGGTAGCATACGGCAAACTAGTCCAACTAGTACTGCCATTGCCTACCTTAAATTTATTGGTGTCGGTTTCAACACCTAATTCACCAGCAGCTAGTGTAGGATTTGCACTAGTCCAAGCTGCTGCCGTACCTCGTCTAAGTTGAATTTGTTGTGGCATTAGATAGTACCTCCATCAATAGCCAGTATAGATAGATAGCTAGAATCTGGAAATCCGCCATCAATTACTGTGTTACCACCTCCAGCAGTACCATTAGCTGCTAGTGTAACTTGCCCTTGACTGTTTACTGTGATATTAGCATTAGTATAACTGCCTGCTGTAACACCAGTTGTAGCAATATTTTTATCATTGATTTTGGTTGTCATAGTTCAGTCCTTTGCCAACTTGTGGTATTTTCGTTCCAACTATACATTTGTCCATCTTGTGGATATGGTTGAGGTGCTGTCCACTGACACGTTTGTTCGTCTAATTGCCAGCTGTTAAACGGTTTAGGTGGAATAAATGCATTTCTTACGCTATCGTAAGTATAACCTATGCCAGCATAGTTTTTGCGAAAATTGCCGTTATAACTAGTTTGCCGCCAAGTTCCACCAAGAATTTTTTCTAAGTGAGCAGCACCAATATGCTCACGCTCAACACCACTACTATCACTAGTATCACGATTGTCTACAACAACTACTTGAGTAACTAGGTTATTTTCGTCAATTTTTGCAAAATGTGCCATAGGTTAAATTTCCAATTTAAGTCCAGTTAAGTCCATTTCTTCTCCGACTACACCAACTGGAAAAGTGTTAAACGATAGTGAGATGCGAGTATCTTCACCTTTAATTTCAGGAACCATGTGGGTTAGTGACGATGGAAATAATATTAGCTTGCCAGCAGTAACCTCAAACCACCAGCTTTCGCTATTATATGCGTTCCACTCTTGTGGTGGAAACTTAATTTGCTGCCAGCCATCTTTGTAGAAGTAAATCCGATCATCAGGGTTTGTTTGCACATAAAACACGCCACTGATATAGCTGTTGGGATGTGCGTGTTTGTGGTGGTACTGACCTTGCTCGCTATAGTTGCACCAGCTTTGCGTCACTCTCAGACTTACATTGTGCTTAGGATTGACTGTGGACTTGAAGTATTCCGAAACAGCATCCTCGATGAACGAACGTAGATTCGTCAGCACAGGGTTACGAAGTACGAAGTTATCAGTGCTTGTCGTATTTCCCTGATTCGGTCTTGTCTGTAACTCACGGATGAAGAACAACTCCTCATCGCTTAATGAACGACCTAGCTCAGCAAAGCCTACAGGTGTCGGAAACAGATTATGCAATTGCATCTTCAATTTCCTTTTGCTTGATGCCCATTTCTTCTAACTGTTCAGGTAGCCAGATCGTAGGGATTGAATCTTCAAACTCTCTGATCTTGTCTATCACCCAATAGACTTCTTCAATACTCGGACAAGGTCTAGGATCATCCCAGCGTGTAAAGACGTTGTTAGAGATTTCCCACTTAGCACCCGGACGAAGCAAGTGCATGGCTGTGTCAATCCCCAGAAACCTAAATACCTTTGTTGTCATAGACCCTCTTATTGATTTATTTTTATGATGACGATACCGGAGCCGCCGTTTGTTGCTACATCATTATTTGGGTTTAGCTGCCCACTGCCGCCACCAGCCCCGCCTCCGGTATTTGTAGTTCCTGGCGTAGCGGCGGTTAATGTAAATCCGGAACTAACTCCACTAATACTTCCATCCCCGCCGCCACCTTTTTGTGAAGTAGTTGATGTTCCTCCACCTAAACCCATTGAATACCCAGAACCATTAGCAACAGCTCCACCACCACCGCCAGCATAATATATGGAAGAGCCGGTTATACTAGATGCCGTTGCCGCCCCACCATTACCACCAACCGTCCCACCATTTGCTCCGGCCCCACCAGATCCGCCGCCGCCGCCCGAACCATAATTACCGCTAGGGCCAGCAGAAGATCCTCCATCATAGCCCTGTCTTGCGCTAATACCTGTTCCGCTTAAAGCGCCTGTAATTGTTGTGCTTGAAACAGTTTGGCTTGCGCTAACAGTATATGTTCCCGCTCCGCCTGTTCCTGTTCCTAGAGCTGTTATTGTGGTTCCAGCAGTTACACCAGTTCCGCTAAGAATCATTCCAACTAAAAATGTATTTGTTACTGTCCCACCAACAGTAAGCGTAGTTCCAGAAATAGACGATGCCGTACCGGATGCAGATGGGTTCCCTGTTCCAGCTGCTGTAAATGCACTTGTTGACCCACCACCACCACCAGAACCCCCAGAACTGGCTGCGTTACCACCAAAATTTCCACCGCCACGAGCCCCAAAACCACCTCCGAGTGAAGTAATAGGGCCAAAGGCTGAATTGGAACCGTTTGTGTTATAACCCCCGCCACCGCCGACAGTGATTGTGTAGTCGGTTCCTGCTGTAACACTTAATCCTGTTCCAGTACGAAGGCCACCAGCGCCCCCTCCTCCGGCATAATATCCATTACCACCACCGCCACCCGCAACCACAAGATAGTCAACGCTGGTTACACCTGTCGGGCATTTCCACGTAGTCGTGCCTTTGAATACAAAGACGGTTTGGCTAGGTACGGTGTACTTTAGGATGACGATACCGGAGCCGCCTGTGCCGCCGTTTGTTTTGTTAGCAGGAGTATCACCATAACCACCACCACCCCCACCACCTGTGTTTGCTGTGCCGTCGCCTCCAGCAACACTAGCAGTAGCTGAACCATTTCCACCTCCGCCAGTGCCGCCAGTGCCGCCAGTTTTTGGAGAAACCGTATTCGTTCCTCCACCGCCGCCACCAGCATAAGTAACACTACTTCCAGAAATAGTTGATGCTGTTCCTGCGCCACCATTCCCGCCAGCCGAACTCGTGGCCGCTGCCGCTGCACTTCCTGCGCCACTAGCACCACCCCCGCCACCTCCTGCTGCATAGGAAGTGCCAGGGCCAGAACCAACACCGCCGTTTGACCCTTGCGAAGGAGATGTTGATGGTGTATTTCCATTTCCAGAAGATGAATTTCCTGTATGCGAACTTCCACCCCCAGAACCACCATTAGCACCCGTTACGGTTCCGTAAGGAGCAGGACTTCCCGGAACAAGAAAACCACCGCCACCGCCACCGCCATAAGCCTTGAAAGTATTTGTACCGGCTCCAGAGGGGTTTTCCGTAATCGGCGATCCAGCAATAGAACTATCCGTACCATTATTGCCAATAGTTCCAGGCGAGCCTGTTGATCTAGCGCCGCCTCCACCAACAGTAATAGTGTAATCAGTTCCCGCAGTGACAGATAAACCTGTTCCCGTCCTAAATCCACCCGCACCGCCGCCACCGCCTATCCCCGTTCCACCCCCACCCCCACCAGCGACAACCAAATACTCAACCTCTGTCACCCCAGCAGGGCAAGTCCACGTACTGGTAGCTGTAAAGGTTTGGATGACGGTGTAGCCAAATACTGGCCAAGTGCCGCTTTGCTTAGCTACTAGTTGCTCCATTAAAGACCAAATGCCTTTAGCAGAGCTAACGGTTGGTTGATTAGCAGCTCCAATAATGCCGCCATTACCGCGCATTAGCTAATCTCCTCATAACTTACTACTATTTCTAGTAGGCTAGTAGCTGTAGTTTGTGCACGAACTATATCACCTTCTTCTAGATAAATATTAGCATCTTTGCTAATAACTACAAGGCTGGAATCGGCAGGTACAATTATTGTTTTAGCTAGATAAAAATTTGTTCCAGCACCTTCACTGCTATCATAAAATACTACATTAACTTCGGCGTTATTAGTTCCGTGTACGTTAGACACAATAATACTATTTATCTTAAATACTTTATTACTGGCTGCACTATTAGTTACTATATCTAATAAACTTGCAGTAAGGGCCTTACCAACGGTTTTACCAATAATGGTTGTAACATTGACTATATTTGGTGCTGCCATATTATCCTCCAAATACCATTGCCATGGCAATAGCCTTTCCTGTTGTTATTCCACCACCGCTACCGTTAGCTGCTAAAGTAATTCTACCATAAGTATCTACTGTAATATTAGCATTTGTATAACTGCCTGCGGTAACGCCGCTGGTGGCAAGGCTAACAGTTCCTGTAGTAGTAATTGGTCCGCCAGTTAATCCAGCACCAGTTGATATTTGCTGTACACTACCGCCACCGCCTCCACCCATTACACGAATCTGAATGTTCACACCGGTTGCAGGAGCAGTGGTAAATACTACATTACTACCTGAAACAGTATAATCAGTAGTTGGTACTTGTGTAACACCGTTTTCTAATACTAGAATATTATTTACAGTAATTCCGCTAACGGCGGCAAATGTGGTTGTACTACCGTCTCCGGTATACGTATAAGTTGAATATGCTACCCCACCACCAGCCGATAAAGCAATTGTAATAGAACCATTACCATTAGTAATATCTATGCCTGAACCAGCGGTTAGGGTTGCTTTAGTAAGTGTATTGCCGGTAGAGTTACCAATTAATAATTGACCATTAGTAAAAGTTGTTTGTCCTGTACCACCATTTGCAGGAATTAAAGTACCAGCAAGCGTAATAGTTCCTGTAGTGGTTATAGGTCCGCCAGTCGCTGTAAGACCTGTGGTTCCACCAGATATATTTACACTTTGCACAGTGCCGCTAGCACCTCCTACACCAGTAACACTGCTAGACATGCCAGTATCGCCAGCTACTAACCAACGTTGACCTGGTAGTATAGTAATACTAGCACCTGCACCAATAGTTACTGGTCCAACACTTAGCGCGTTTTTACCATTAGTAATTATATATGGTGTAGTAATAGTTTGGCTAGTTTCTAAGACTGGTCCACTGCTACCACCCCCACCACCAGTACTAGCAATAGTAATAGTATTTGCGTCGTTTCTAGTAATGGTTACATTATCGCCAGCCTGTAATTTAACGTCGTCTGTGCTAGCATCGCTGCCAGTTAATCGTAAGTTAGCACCGCCTGTGGCTGTTTCAGCACTAATAGCATAAGTAGCTCCACTACCACCGCCACCACTAACTGTAACTGTAACTGCTCCACTAGTATTAGTTGCGGTTACTCCGCTGCCAACAAAATTAAAGCTAGTTACGTTGCTAGTTAACAGTGTGCCTTCATCACTAACACTAACTGCGCTGCCTGCACCTTGTGCACCGGTTGGTCCTATGGCACCTGTTGGACCTGCTGCACCTGTAGGGCCTGCTGTACCTTGTGCACCTGTAGGACCTGCTGTACCTGCTGTACCTTGTGGTCCTGTGGGTCCTGCACTGCCTGCTGTACCTTGTGGTCCTGTGGGTCCTGCACTGCCTGCTGTACCTTGTGGTCCTGTGGGTCCTGCTGCTCCACTAGCACCTGTAGGACCTGCACTACCTTGTGGTCCTGTTGGACCTGCTACAGTACTAGCTGCACCTTGAGGACCTGTAGGTCCTGCTGCTCCTGCACTACCTTGTGGCCCTGTGGGACCAGCTACTGTACTAGCTGCACCTTGAGGACCTGTAGGACCTGCTATACCTTGTGCACCTGTAGGGCCTGCTACTGTACTAGCCGGACCAGTTGGCCCAGTTGGTCCTTGAACTCCTTGACCTGTGTTTAATGATTCCCAGCCTTTGCCGTTCCATTTCCAAGTACGTCCATTAAAGCTATAGGTATCATTAACACTAGGATTTGATGGAAAATTAATATCTGGCATAATTTTTCCAATGCTTAATAACTCTTATAGAAAGCGTATTATTCATTATCTAATAACCTTTCCATAAATAGTGGTTCCGCCATCTCTGGACCAAATTAATATAAAGTCTAAGTTAGTTAAAACTATGCCAGATTGACTAAAAGTTGTAGTTAGTGAGCCATCACTCTTAATCCAGTTTATTGTAGGCCAAGTAATCACTGCACCACTAGATTGTACATTTTGAGCTTCTATTAACAATTCTGTTAGTTGACCACTAGCCAACCAATTAGTAAAACTTACAGTGTAATTACCGCCAGTAACTGCCCAAATTTGATAATTGCTGTTACTAAGATTGAACGCACCAGTATTTGCGCTAGTATAGGGTGTAAGATTTTGACTAGGGCCAGTAGGACCTTGTGGTCCAATTAGTGAACCGTTTCTAGTTTCTACCCACTGTAGTGAGTTACCATCATTTATATAAGTATACTCAATACCAGTACTGCTTTCAATCCATCTATCACCTAGTTGTGGACTAACTGGTGCAGTATCGCTAAAAGTAAATGCTACTGTACCTTGTTGGCCTGTTGGTCCTGTTGGACCAGTGTTGCCTGTATTACCTATACTACCTGTAGGACCTGTAGGACCTGCTACTGTGCTAGCTGCACCTTGTGCACCTGTGGGTCCTGTGGGACCAAGTGCACCTTGAGCACCTGTAGGACCAGCTACTGTGCTAGCCGCACCTTGTGGACCTGTAGGACCTGTAGGACCAACAACACCTTGTGGACCTATAGCACCTGTGGGACCTGTAGGTCCTGCTGGACCTTGCAGACCTTGAGCACCTGTAGGACCTAGTGCAGTACTAGCTGGTCCTGTAGGACCTTGTGGTCCAACAATTGTGCCAGCATCAAACCAGTTACTGCCATTCCACACCCATAAGTGTCCAGTGCTAGTAACAATGTAGGCATCATTAACTGTGTTATTACTGGCTGGTAGGTTAGCTACTTGTGCAACTTCGCCACGCAGTGTAATATTAATACCTTGTGGACCAGTATTACCTGTAGGACCTGTAGGACCTGCTACTGTACTAGCTGCACCTGTGGCACCTGTAGGACCTGTACTACCTGTTGGTCCACTAATTACTCCTACATCTTGCCACGTAGTACCTGTCCATACCCAAAGATGACTGTCAGCGGTTACTAAGTAAGCATCGCCTATAGCACCTGTATGCGTATTAGGGTATCCTGGTATATTACTTGCACTAGCCACACTACCAATAATTTGTACACTGGTACCATCATTGCCTTTGGCACCTGTGGGTCCTGTAGGACCTTGTGGTCCAAGTGCACCAGTAGGCCCTTGCACACCTTGACTGCCACTAGCGCCGCTGGCTCCTGTAGGGCCTGTGGGACCTGCTGCACCTGCTGTGCCTGCTATACCTTGAGCACCTGCTGCACCTGTGGGACCTGTAGGACCTGCTACAGTGCTAGCACTACCTGTTGGGCCTGCTGGACCTTGTTGACCTTGTTGGCCTGTAGGCCCTGTTGGTCCGGCTACTGTACTAGCTGCACCTTGTGGACCTGTGTTACCTTGAGCACCTGTAGGTCCTGTAGGTCCTGCTACTGTACTAGCTGCACCTTGAGCTCCTGTAGGTCCAGTGCTGCCTGTAGGCCCTGTTGGTCCTGCTACTGTACTAGCTGGGCCTTGAACACCTTGTATACCTTGTGCACCTGTAGGTCCTGTTGGGCCTGCCACAGTGCTGGCAGGGCCTTGTACCCCTTGTATACCCTGTGCACCTGTAGGTCCTGTGCTACCTGTAGGGCCAGGCACTGTGCTAGCTGGGCCTTGTACCCCTTGTATACCTACTGGCCCTGTAGGACCTGTAGGACCTGTAGCACCTTGTTGACCTTGTGCACCTGTAGGGCCTGTGGCACCTTGTATTTGACCGCTGTCTGCCCAGGTACTACCTGTCCATACATATAGGTGACCATCTTGAGTAACAACATAACTGTCACCTACTGTATTATTACTAGCAGGTAATTGCACAACAGTAGCAACACTGCCTTTTAATTGTACACCTTGACCTTGTGGACCTGTAGGTCCTGCTATAGTACTAGCTGCACCTTGAGCACCTGTAGGTCCTGTGTTACCTTGAGCACCTGTAGGTCCTGTAGGACCTGCTATAGTGCTAGCTGCTCCTGTTGGTCCTGTGGGTCCTGTAGCACCTGTAGGTCCTACTATGTTACTAGCTGCACCTGTGGGACCCATAACGCCTGTGGCACCTGTTGGGCCTATAGCACCTGTAGCACCTTGTGGTCCTACAATAGCACCAGCATCAATCCAAGTACTAGTACTAGCCTGCCAAACATATAGGTGATTATTTTGTGTTACTATATAGGCGTCAGCATCTTGATTATTACTGCTAGGTAGACCAGCTACTGTAGCTGCAGTACCTTTAACACTAATACCCTGACCTGCAATACCTTGAGCACCTGTTGGCCCTGTGGGACCGACTACGGTACTGGCTGGCCCAGTTGGGCCCATCATGCCGCCGGCAATAACTCTGGTTTGTGTATTATCAATTACAATAGTGCTGGTATTAGTTTGTACAATACTCATCGTATTACATCCTTTACCACAGTTATATTGCCAGCAATAAACGGAGTTACATTGCCACTAGTATCTGTTAATTCCATGCCGTAAACGGCAGTAGTAAAGTTAAATTGCGCTGTTTGTTGAGCAGTTAATGTAACTGTTATTGTACTATTATTTGTATCTAGTACAATGCCTCCACCAGCTCCACTATTTAGTGCTAGTATAACTGTATCACTATTAACATTTGCTCTAATTTGTAATACAGCACTATAGTATTGCAGCGGATAAGGAGCATAATACTCTACTGTTCCGCCAGTAGTATAATTAGTATAGCCACTACTATTAATACTATTAACAGTTAATGTGCTGGCTGTAACATTATTAACAAAATGATAATCATCATCACCAGTACTATTAATTTCTTTCATACCACCAACATTGGTAATTCTAATACGCCATCCAGGTGGTATACTGTGTGCGGCACTAGTAGTAATTATACAAGGTCCGCTCTTACTAATAGACTGTACATTAGCATAATACTTGGTATCGGTTTCCCAGCGATATACTTGTTTAAAGGTAGTACCCTGATAAATTTTATAATTAACTTTTGCAGGAACCATACTAGACCTTTACCTTTCTAAGAGCTGCCAGTTTCTTAAAACTATTTAACTCCGTAGTAAGCGCAGCAATTTCTTCCTGCAACTTATTATTTTCAATGCTAAGTTTAGTTAGTTGACTGTTTAATTCAACTATATCTAATTGTAGCTTAGTTAATTCTTCAGTAAGCTTACTATTATGCTGGCCCATGCGCTCCAACTCTTCATGCATCATCTTGATTACACTTGTTTCTGCATCAGTACTACGCCAGTCTTTTAATAATTTTTGCACTCCTACTGATAGTGCAATTATAGCCATAGCTGCTACGCTAATTGTTTGTACCAGGCTGTGATTTTCTACGACTTCCATTGCAGCTCCTATTTGTTAGCAGTGATTAAGATACAAGTTTAGTTGTAGCTAGGCTGCCAACTGTGTTTTAGTGGCACTGCTTATTGTCAAGTAAAAATATTTAAACCTTTTTTGACTCTTGTATATTATAGCACAAGGGCAAGAGGTTGTCAACTATAAAAAATGCCCTGCTTAATCAATATTAAGCAGGGCATTACCGTGAACTTTTTCAGTTCTTTATAGACCCTTTTGCGGTATCCAAGTTGGTTTAGTCAGCTCAGTCGCCAGGTCATAGTAGTTTTGTTATGTAAAATTTTTTAATTATCTAATATAATTTATTTGTTTAGTTCCACGGTAGTGGTTTATTAACGGTTGGTGGTGTAATTTTATCTTGTATTCTTTGAGTTAATAATTCCTCTGTTCCAGTTTTACTTATTTTGTTCCATACCCAATCAAAAATTTCATTTTGTGTTAAGTTTTCATAGGCTACAAACACTTCACCTGGTGGATCAACTAGTGTAATACCTTCTATAGTTTCTGTAACACCATTGTTAGATGCTGTAAGCATCCAATTTACTAAAACTACAACATCTTGCAAATTATTGTAACTTGGTTTAACCTCTAATCTAATAATTGACCAATTCATTTTAACTCCAATATTTATACTTGTGTTTTTAGCAATTCAATTTCTAATTTGAGCTCTTGAATTGCTTTTACTAGTGGAACTATAAGTTTTGAATAACTAATACCTTGTAGAATTTTTTTACCGTCGATTATATCATAAATACATAATTCGTCATTTACCAACTCTACATCCTCAGCAATTAAACCATATTGTATATCTGTTTCTATATCACTAGTATATCTACCAAGCTTATCTTTCTTTTTAAAATTAAAAGTTATTGGCTGCAGATTATATATCCAATTAGTATTAGGTAATGGGCTAATGTTAGTCTTACTAGCACGTGTTGAACTTAAGTAACCAAGCATACCTGAACTATCTACATAAACATCGCGACCTGTTACTGTAGTATTATATACTTCTGGAACTTTAATACGACCTAAATAATCTATATTTACTCTTAGCGTTCCGCCAATGCCTGTACCTTGACCAATATGAATTCCGTCATTTACACCATCACTGATATTAGCACCTATATACCACTGTGTTGCAGCACCTGCTGATCTTAATAGTATTTGGGGTACATCTTTTTGAAATGTAAGGTTAGAAGTAAGTGTACCGGCACTAACCGTACCAGTTGCACCTGTAGGACCTGTAGGACCTGCTACTCCCTGTGTACCTTGAGTGCCCTGCGTACCTTGCGTACCTTGTGGACCTGTAGGACCTGCTACTCCTTGCGTACCTTGTGGACCTGTAGGACCTGCTACTCCTTGCGTACCTTGCGTACCTTGTGGGCCTGTTGGACCGGCTATGCCCTGCGGCCCTGTTGGACCTGTAGGTCCTTGTGGCCCGCTGGCTGTGCCCCAGGTACCATCACTTCGTAAAAATGAGCCAGTGCCGCCTGGTGGTGGAGGTATTAGGTACCCGCCCCAACCAAAGTTTCTAAAAGTGTAGTCGCCACCACTGGTAGTTCCTAGATCTGTTACTGCTGTGCTGCGTAATTGTAATGGTCTAACGGCATTACTGGTTATTACAAAGCCACCATTAGTTATCTCTCTGCCAACAATAGTTGCCATAGCACTATTGTCATAGTCTAAGATTTTCTTACTAACTCCAGCACTAATACCATAATAACCACCACTTGCAGCAGGATTTACAAGTTGTGGACTATCAGTCCAAGTACCGTTACCAATTAATACTTGTGTAGCTGTGCCACCACTAGGTAAACCAGAAACACTACTCCAAGTACCATCAGCACGTAAATATGTTGTAGTATTATTAGGTGGCGCACTAATAGTTACACTACCATATCTAAAAGTTCCGCTACGAATATTTAATGCATATCCGGCTGAATCACCAATTGAAACTTCTGTACCACCTTGAGCATTATAAAATCTACCGGCCGCACTATAACTAGATGAGTCAGAGTATCCTAAATATCCTTGTGCTAGGTATCCATAATTAACGGAACCATAGGCACCTTTTTTTACTGTTACGCCATAATTGGTAGTCCAACTGCCTAGTTCGCTAGTAATTGTTGAGTCTATAGTTCTAGCAAAATAAGCGGCGGATTCGCCTATTGTACCAGCAGGATTTGGAAGTACGGTTATAGCTCCATATACAACATTAAAAAGTCCTAATACTGGAGTAAGATTTAGTAATGGTGAAGCGCTTGTTCCAAGACCACCAAAATAACCTAGTAATTCATCGGAATTATTATAAATAGCTACTTTATTAGCATCAGTTTTATTTATTTCAATGCGCTGAGCACCACTTACACCTGTTACTAATTGACCACGTAAATATGCATTAGTAGCGTATAAGCTTCCTTCAGTTCTGTTTAAATAATATCCTGTATTGCTAGTAAATGTACCGCCACTAGGTGTGCCTCCAGTCCAGTTATCACTGCGTATATCTTGAAATACACTAGCAGCAATTGGTACACTCCATATTGTAGTATTTGCTGGTATGCTTTCTAAGGTAGTAGCATTAGGATTATATCTGCCAAAACTATACCAAACTACTTGACCAACTGTAGCACTAGGTGCTGTTAGACTATAATCTACAGGAGCGGTTGCACCACTAGTATTGCTGGGTGCTGTTGTTAGTAGTGCATCACTTTGACTACGTAATCTATAGGCTGTTATAGTACGTATACCCTCTAGTCCAGTTGTACCGGCACTGCCTGGATTACCTTGTGGGCCGGTTGGACCTGTGGCTCCTGGTAAACCATTGGTTCCATTAGTACCCGCCTTACTTTTACTAATAGAAAAGTCTTTTGTTAATGTAGGGTAACCTGTTCTAGTAGCAGTAATTGTGCTAATTGCACTATCTGTTCCACTAGCTAATGTGTTGACAGTAAGCGTTATATTACTAGTGCCTGTGCCAGTTAATGTGGTCGTTAAACCGGTCCCATCACTTTTAGTAATAGTCCATAAACTTGTTTCATTAGTAATGCCACGAAATATTGCAGCATATGTAACTGCACCAGTATAACTAGTTACACTACCACTACTATCTGCTGGTACTGTATGTGATTCATTAGTTAATAAAAATGTTAGTGCATCACTACCATTATCACCACGCCAAATAGTCACAGTATCACTAAGTGTTCCTAGCGTAGCAACTACTTTTACATATCTAACTGTAGTTGTGCCTAAGCTATTAAAGTTAGCTGCAGTAAGTGTTCTAATATCGCCGGTGCCAGTTAGTGTAATACTGCCTAAACTAGTATTACTACTATTATATGCAGTAGCTGTAAATGTTACTGCACCTGTTATATTTTGTTTATTTGCGGTAAACGTAATACTAGCGGGATAATTGGCTGTGGTAGCCAAATTATTATCAAAAATAAAAGCCCAATCAGTAGGGTCAAGTGTTAGTAGTGCTACTCCGCTTTCTGTAGTAGCACTTGATTGAGCTGATATAGTATAACTATCAGGATCTATTTTACTAATATAGGCGTACTTTACATAATAGGTTGTATTAGCTAATAAATCTGTTAGTGTTAGCTTGCTTTGAAAAGTAGCGTCATATTTTAGTGTACTAGCATCTGGTGTAAAACCACTAGTTGTACTAGCCCAAACTTTTAAGTTAACTAGGTCATCGCGCTGTACTAATTCCTCTACCTGAGTAGATAGAGGACTGTTAGTATCATCATCAATATATATCTTGCCTGTGGGTACAGTAAAATATAATTCTAAAGATTTTGGACCTGGTGTAATTGTTAATGCCATATACTTTCCTTACTGTAAGGTCTGAATCTTTATACTACCTACAGCACTAGTAGTACTATAAACATCAGTGTTATCTAGTGCTCTGCAAGCTATTCTATAATTAACTCCACTACTACTTATTCTGCCAGTATCTCTAGGCAAGTTTAGTAGATTAAATACTGCTTGTGTTCTACTTTGTATTTCTAGCATATTTGTACTATCCCAGCTAGTTGTCCAAAAATCTGCACTACCGCTACTAGTTGTTCTATATAGTCTAAATACATATGTTTTATGGTTTGCTGGTTCAGTACCAGTAATTATAGGTTTAACTATAATATTAGTACCTTGTAACGTAATAGCCACATCAGTAACAGCAAACGGATTATCACTTTTACCATCTACATAAAATATCTGTTCATCGCTCCAGGGACCAAACACACTAGCAGTACTATTAGAATACCTAGCACGAGTTTTATAAGTATAACCGGTTTTGAGTCCAACAACTGTTAAACTGCCAGTATCCTTATTAACCAAATATGTATTTTGTGGATCTAGGTCGTTGAATACACTGTTCGATTCAATTACTTGTAGCTGAACATGCGTTGTATTAGCTGTTAAATCCGTAGGATTACTAAAGCTAATAATGGTTGTATTAGCATAGTTGCCATTAGATATTTCTGTGCTGTAATAGGTGTTACTAGAAACATTTGTTACTTTGGGTGCTTTAATAATAGTATTTTTTACTATATCTGTATTTTGTAGCGTGATATTAGAATTAAAGTGTATATATTCGTTATCTAAGTCTTTAGTATAAATATCAGGACTATAATCAGCTAACACCAATCTGGCGCTTACGTTTGAAGTAGGTTCAACACTAAGTACTATAAGATCTTGGCTAACACTATTGTTTTCGCCAATCATTACTAGATTATCGGCTTCTACACCAGTAAAACTAGTTGTAGTAGTAACTGTAGTATAATAGTTACTAGTACCTACATTTTGAATAGCTCTAGTAACTGATCCAGAACCTTCAGTAGTTGTAAGTGCATTAGTTCTAATAGTTATACTATAAGATTTGGTACTATCCAACAGCACTGCTTCAGTAAGCGTTATAGTATTTCCACTAATACTTTTAATTCTAGCAGATCCAACGCCCCAGAGCGGAACGTCGTGTGTTACTTTTACTAAATCACCGCGTGTACATACTAGGTACTCAAAATCACTATTTAGTGAGTAAGTTTCGGGTCGCAGTTTTAATTGTGCTAGGTGCCAGCTTGCAAAATATCTAATTTGATCTGGATTAGTTACACCAGGTAGTGTTAGTTGTTCAAATATTTCCGCACCTTTAACAGCTCTGCCACTAGTACCTTGTGTAGTAAATGCTTGACCATTTCCACTGCCACTAGCTGCTGCTACAAAGGTATCGCCTACTACATAAACTACACCACTAGTACCTGCCGCAGTATTCCACTGCTGTTGCGTAGTAGTTCCCAGTTTAGTAATCTTATACGTTCTGCCGGTAACAAAACTGCCGCTAGTAACTATATAACCATCTGTTTCGCCGTAACCATAGTTGTAAACAATGATTTCGTCAGCTTGATAAGCTTTAGTTTCGTTTGCAAATGCTATTCTAAATGCATCTGGTATTCTAACTAATGTTTTTGTACTTTCGAATCCCCAGCTGTTATGTGGAGTAAAATGTTGAATAGTATGTGATCTAAGTCTATCTATTACAACACTCCACTTACCATTAACATAAGTAGGACTAGCCATACCTGCAGCACAAATATCGCGTAGCAATTCCATTAAATTTTGCGTACTAGATATAACGTTATTATAGGCTAATATAGGTTGGTTGTAGTTTACCTTGTACTCAGCAGCTGAATTAGCATTGCAAAAATTATACCAGCTGGCTATAGTAGGCCAATCTATTTCGCTGTCATTAACACTATAACTATTAGCAGTATGTTGTAGTACATGCACAAATAAACTTGCTGGATTATTTGTTGCACCATACGTATAAGTGCCGTTACTAGCAATATTTATTTTTGCTATAGTTTGTACCATAGCATTTACGCCTTGCAGCGTACCATTTACTTTATTAGTACTTTGTACCTTAATAGCAGTTCTAGCTAAATTACGCGGCTCTTCTGCAATTACTGTACCGCTATTATTTCGCAGTTTTCGTTTAGGCAGTGGTTTAAGTGGTGGATTATCTATACTGTCATATGCACTAACTACCTGCAGCGATACTCTAGAAGCTACACGCCAGTCTGCTATTTGTTCTGGGTCATCATTGGTAATACGTTTAACACGTACAGCATAAGTATTTCTAGGTATATTTTCTAGTTTATATACATAGTTAAATGCATCTTTGTAATTTCTGCTAATTGTAATTATTTTATAACCGCGTGTTGGTAGTACATTTTGTACACCATCATAAACAAATCTAATTACACAAGCTATACCTGCTGATGATTGTCCCGTATTTCCAACTGCTTGAGCGCTAGTAGCAGTAACTCTAATAGTATGCGTACCAGCACCTAAGTAGACTTCTTTGGTAGTAAAGCTTCTAAAGTTTTTGCTTACACTAACTACTGGTGTACTAGTACCAACTGTAACATTATCAATGTATACCTGGCCATAATCATCAGCTGAAAAATCTAATAGGTAGGTACCATCATATGGAGCAGTAAATGTTGTTTGTTGATCAAAGCTAACGCTAGTAGATATATCTGCAGTGCCCCAAACGCCGTATTGCTTTAAAAAATTATGCCAAATATCATCAGTTCTAGTAACGTTTGTTATGTTGGCAAAATTAGTTCTACTGTTAAATACAGTTAGTTGTGTTACAGCATTAGCACTGCTAAGTGTTGTGCTAGTTAAACTACCAGCGCTAACCGTAATATTAAATGCTGGTAAGAAAAGTGTTTCTGCACCACCACTACTATAGTCTTGCTTAGTAGATTGTGTTAGTGAAAAGTTAAGGCCGCTTTTGACCAGCGTGGTATAACCACTAGTATGATCTGTTTGATTAGATATGTTATTACCGCTGTCTAGTGTAAAGCTGTACAGTCGTAAATACCCGCTGGGAATTTGTGGTTCAAAAATAAAGTCACGCTGTGTGCCTAATAGTTGAGTATATGCAGTGCTATTTAAATAGGACTTATAAGCTGCACTAGGATTACTACTATTAGTATCGCTAGCAGCTCCGGCAAATATAGTTAAGCTGTCTGCATTTGGTCGCAAACAAGCAGTAAATCGTTGATAAATAGTAGCTGAAGTAGTTTCATTAATAACCCATAGTTGCGGTACATCTACCTGCTCAGTTTTACTGCTGCTTAAATTATAATAATCAATATTACTACTAGCGGTACTATCTAGGTTAGGATTAGTTTGTACTTGATTAGCAGGTACAATTTCAATTCCTAGGCTAACATTAAACTTGTCTGTTTTACCATCTTTGGTATAAATAGCCCGCAAACCTTCAGGAAAATTAAAGGCAACATCAATGCTAGTAGCTGGTTGTGTAAATGTTACTAGTGTCCAAGGATTTCCGTCATTGTTATTATTTACAAGTTCAACTGGACTAGCTGGTAGTTGTTGTACATCGCTAGGATAATAGCTGTTAAAGGTATCTGCTTGTGCTTGAGTTTCAGTAGTTAATCCACCTAGTGTATAAGCTACCTCTGTGTTATTATATAATAGTTTGTCACTATGTAATTCACTAAGCGGTGTAGCACCAACACTAATAGTATTTTCATCAACTTGCAGTGGGCCAAATCCCCAGATGATTAATAAGTGTAGTAGGTTGGTATTGGTTAGTGTTTCTATATATGGTGTTGCACCTAGTACACCAGTAACACGATTGCGTCCAAGTACTACTGGAATTGCACCAAATGGGTTGGCTTGATTTTGACTGCCAGTAAATAGGCTAGCACCAATTGTTTGTCCTGGATCTTTTACCTCAGGGGGTCTAATAGGAAATGCTGCGTTGATGAGTACAGTACCAGCAATTTGTATAATTGCGCTGCCAACTGCGGCAGTGCCGCCAACTGCAGCACCTACTTTTGCAGCTATTACTGGATCTTGAGAGATTACAAATACTGCAATCATTAATACTAGGCGTAATCCTTGACGTCCTTGAGCAACTACTCTATAGTTGATATTTTGTCCAGCATTAATAATTGTAGTATTCCACTGTTCTTGTGGTACTATTACACCGTCTATAGTTAACAGCAGCTTATTAGCTAGTCGTTTGCCTAGCTTATACTTATCAATAATATAGCTAGCGAATTCGCTGCATGTAGTACCTACACGCACACCTTCTAGTACAGTATTAGACCACTGCAGTGGATGCGGTTTGCCAGTAGCTATAATGCTAGTAGGTTTATATCTGTAAAATCCTAGTAGTCTGCGTTTCCAGCTAAAGTTATCTAGGCGTTCAATTACGCTATCTAAACCATCTCTGCTGTGTATAAATCGTTGATCGCCTATGTATATGCCAATATGAGCTGGTTCGCCTAGGATATTGAACAAACATAGGTCACCTGGATGTGGGTTAGCAACTGGCTCCCAACCATCCTTATAATAGTCAATAGCAGCTACAACCTTAGGGTCATAGCTGCCAGCGTATAATTCTGTATAGCTAGGCAATTCTATGCCTAGCTCGTGCTTGTAAAATAGTCTGGCTAATCCCCAGCAGTCTACACCTTGTGTGCTTCTACCATTTTCTTTATATGGTAAGCCAATATATTTATTATAATTCATTAGAACAATCCTGGAAAATATAATGGTGTAAAGTTAAAGTTAGGAAAAGGCTCACGACTAAAGCTAATCATTTCTAGTTGTAGTTGTATACTTTCAGCGTTATAAATGGCGTTGGTAATATAAAATTTAGGAAAACTAGCTTCTATGTAGTTAGGATCACTAGCTAGTATTAATTGTATATTTACTTCAGCTGGTTTTGTAAGGTGTTGTCTAATTAAATAGATTGCTTCTTGTGTAACATAATTAAATACAATTGAGCAATTTCCTACCCCAGTTTCTTGCTCTGTGGGTAGGGTAATTTGCATTGGTAAAAATACATATCTAAGGCTGTTACTTATAACGCCATAAATTACTTCACTATCAGTAGTATCGCCTGTAATAGTGTTTGTTGTAGCTGTAGCTCCAGTAAGTCGTTGAGTAAATCCATCTGCTAAACGTATAGGATTTGCTAGATCTTCTGGATCTGTAATAGTTACAAGCATAATTAATTGCTCGTCTGTTTCAGACGAAAACATAGCGCGTATAGCGTCTGCGGATAGTGTACTCAGTCTACTCATGGTAATACTTCAAATTGTAAGTTAGTTTGCCAGTATCCTGGCGCACGATATTGAAGCGTAAAAAATTGTCCATCGCCTTGCGGCACTAGCCTACACTCAACGCTAGCACCAGTTCTAGGATGTGTAAATGTAAATCGCTTTACGCCTAGCAGGTCGGTGTTTACAAAAGTTTCTAGTGTTTGTGTTTGGCTGGTAGTCATTATAAAACTTAAACTTAGCATACTAGGTCTACGGCCACGCAATCGCTGCTTGGCCGGACCTGCATCCATACTAGAACGAACAATATTTATGCCAATAGTTTCTTGAAAGTCTTTTTGAGGACTTTGTGGCAATGTTACTGGCCATACAGGAATAGGCATATTATCTCCTTGCTACCATTGGTCTAGCACCAAAATTATTTGTTAGTGACTGCTGTACAGCGCTGTTTGATCTAGACATTTCACCAGCTACCATTTCACCAACGATTACCTCAATGCGACGATTACCGCGACTGTCGGTAGTTTCACGAGTTTCTGCACTAGCATTGCTGTAGTTGTTTACAACAACTTCAACTTTACCTTGGCTAGTATTTTGCATAGGATACACAGTTGCTGGACCTGTTACGATTTCGGGTCCTGCTTCTCCTGCAATACCCCATTCTCCACTTGATAGTGATCCGCCTTTAGCAAATACACCACCAAATAGTCCTGGATTTAATAGTGCATCATATGCTGAGCCATAACCTCCTCCACCACCAAGTAAACTCTTAAATAAACCACCAAGCAAACTTCCACCAGCTTGTAATGCGGTTCTTTGCACTATACTAGCTAAGCCTTGGAAGCCGCCTTCGAAACCCTCAATCATGCTATCAGCAAGAGCTTGAGGATTTACAGTAAAACTACGTTTAAGATTTTCACTAACTCTTTCTATTGAAGGAGTTACTGCCTCCGCCCAGCGCTCGCCAAAAACTAAACTTTCGCGTGTTACTTTACTGCCTAATACCTCAAACTTTTTTTCTTCAAACGTTTTTTGTTCTGGTCTAACATCTGTATAAATAAACGGGCCTTCGGCTCCACTAACTATAAAAGGTATGCGATTAGCAGCTAATAGTTCACTAGTATTTGGTGTTGGTAAATCTGCCTCAAACTGCCTGCCAGTATAAAAATCTGGAGAATCTCTACTAACTATAGGCGCAGGTTTTCCTGGCTGTCTACCTAAGCCAGTATAGCTTGATATGCTTGGTCCGACTATTGAAACATATAGTGGATCGCCTTCAGTGCCCTTAGGCTGCAGCATAGTTTCTGGTGTTTGCTTGCCACTGGCTAGGCCAACACGACCTAGTACGGTTTTGGCTAGGCCCATTCCGCCGCCTAAACTACTAAGAGTTTGCTGCATAGCAGTTTTAACCTCAAATCGCAATAAGTCCTCTAAGAAACTATTTATTAGATTTTTAAAGTTAAGTTTGCCTGTTTTTGTAAACTCTACTACGGCATCAGTCATGCGATCAAAGCTACGAACAAATGCATCTGCATATGCCTCTTCGCGTAGTGTAAATTGATTTTGTGCTTCTAGTAGCTGTCGTTGGCCTTCGGCTGTTAGTTTATATTGTTTTTCTAGTGCGCTTAGTCGGTCTAGTTCTAGTGCATATGCTTCGCTTGCTCTTATTTGTTGTGGAGTAGCTGCTCCTGAGTCGTCCCCAATTCCGCCAGATTTTACAGCATCTCTAGCTGCTTGTGCTCTGCTTTCTTGTAATTGAAATAAATTATTTGCTAATTCTCGTTCTATTCTTTGTTCTTGTATACGTTTACGTTGATTTCTGATTTGGTCATCAGTTAATATTTTAAATCTATCTGCTTGACCTAATAGTTCTTCTTCTAATTTTAATCTATTATCTAGTCTTAGTGTTTCTAAATTTCTTAACTCGCGCTGTAAAGCTAGCTCTTTGTCTAATTTTTGATATTTTATATCTAAGATTGATAGGTAGTCTTGATTATTTTGATTTACTTGTCTTATGTTTTCAGACTGATCAAATAGTTCTAAATTAATCTGGCTTTCTAATCGAGCTCTACGTTCTAATTCATTGGCAGCTTCTTGTGCCAATGTCTTATTGGTATCACCTTTAGCAGTAGAAACTAGTTCTCTGCCAGTTCTAATGGCAATATCTACTTGTTTTTGGCCTTCTTCCACTAACTTTTTGCGCTGGATCTCTGCCAATTGTAACAACATGACGGACTTTGTTCCTATACCATACTCAGTATCGGTAACAACAGAATTAATACTATTTTCTAATCCTTTTATAAAAGTATTTAATACTTTTATTTTATCATCGGCTGCTAGTGCAATATCAGCAAGTGCAGTATTAAAATCTTCTATAGAACTTTTAATACCTTTTTGTTGTTGAGCTAGTGCTAGCTTTTGTCTGCGCTCTACTAACGCATAAAGTGCTGGATTATAAATAGCTGCTGATCTTAGTTCTGCTAATGTTCCGCCAGAAAATAGCTCTTCTGCTCTGCCAGCTTCACCAATTCTGCCTGCTAATTTTACTGCGCGCGGTATATTTTCTGCGGTTTTGGGTAGATTTTTTAGTTCTTCAATATCTGCTAGACGCTGAATTTGTATGCGTAGTAAATCTTGAGAAGCACTAAGCATTTCTTGGCTGTTTATCAATTTAAAGTCTAGATCAATTTGTTCTTTGGCTAACTTATTGCTTAGCTGAATGCCTGCTTCAGTACTAACTGGAAATTTACTTAATATGTATTTTTGCTGTTCTACAACTGCTTGTCTTAATTTTGTACTAAACGCATCTAAACTTCTAGCAATAGTGGCTCCAACACTCTTTTCTATTAGTAGCTGTGTTTCATTCGCTATTTGTTTAGTTTTTTCTTTTAAATCTTCGGCGGCTTTTTTGGCCTTATTCAGTGTGTCTTCAACTTCACTTACACTTTTTTGCAGTTTAGGGTCCACATAAACTAAACCAGTAAACGGGTCTATTATCTGTGAATCAATTATCATTTGATTTAGTCTAGCTACTTCTTTTTCTGCATCAGCAGCGATACTAGTTAGTTCTTTATATCTAGGCGCGGCATCTTTATAAGCATTTACTTGCTTGGCTATTTCCAGTGCTACACTAGGATCAAAAATTGTTAGATCTACTTTAGACAGTTTGTCTAATGCACCTAATTGAGCATTAAAGTCTACTTGTTTTAGTGCTTTAGATAGTGTGTCTGCAAGACTAATACTAGTTCTAAAAAATTGTGCTACGGGACTAGTATCCTTTAAACTATTATTAAAAGCTTGTTGAGCTTTTGTAGCAGCTTCAGTACTAGATTCTAAGTCTCTTAAATAAATAGTGCTTTCTTTAAATTTTTCGTTAACACCGGCCTGATCCACACCAAGCTGTTGTATAACTTTGCCATATGTTTCTGCATCTAAGCCTTTTAGTGCATTTGTAAATGTTTCTGTATTAACTAGTGCAGTATCGCCCAGCTTTAGTGTTTTAAAGAACTTTTGACTAAGCTCGTCTCGCATTGGGCCTTCAGGTACACTTTTTATAGCTGCTACTAAACTTTTACCAATGCTTTTTGAGGTTGATTCTTGCAAACTGTCAACAAATGGCGTTACATCTTTTATACGATCCCAAATAAAATCCCAATATCCTGCAGCTTCTTGTGCTTCTATGAATCCTTTAGTAACATTTTTTAGTGATTGTGTTAACTCGTCTAGACTATTACTAAAAGCTATTATAGCATCGCCACTAATACTGTCTTTATACTTATCAGCAGTATCTTTGGCTGTTTGGGTGGTATCATTGAGTATATCCAAGCTTTTATTTAGTGCTTGTGTTTGCTCGTTGTTTTTACTAAATATACTATCAAGCACCTGAAATACTGCAACTGCTGCACCAATTACAAAAAAGAATCTGCTAAATGCACTGGCAGCTATTTCTATACCACGAGTTACGGCGGCTAATGTACCTAGCGTAACTGTTTTAAACTTACCCATTTTGCTAAGATCTTTACTAGCTGCGGTTTCTTTGTATAGTTCCTGCACAGCTCCGCGTACGCCCATTGTATCAACATTTTCTGCTACACGACTACGTATTTCTAGCTCAGCATAACGTTGACGTGCAGCTCGGGTCAGCTGTTCACGTTGCCAAATAGCACTACCAAACTTAGCTTGCTTATCCATTTGATCGTTGGTTTTATCATAGGCAGCATTAAGTTGATTTCTAATATTTTTAATTTCACTATCAATTCGCAATACTTCTTTAGCAGCTGCAACTTGATCTTGTCTGTGCTTTACTGTACTAGTTTCATATTTATCAATATCTTTTGCTAGTTTTAATCGGTCTTTATCGCTTAATTCTTTAGCAGTAGTTACTTGTTTAAAGCTACTACTTTCTAGTGTACGCTTATCTGTTACAGATTTGGTAAGGCTTTGCTGTGCGGCTTTTAGCTGTTTTTCTAACTCAGGTATTCCAGCAGCTGCAGCTGTTTTACTATAGAATACCCCTTGAAACGCTTCATTAACATCGCCCATGCGATCTTTAGCAGCTTTTGCAGCGTCCTTTAATCCAGCTTGCCAGCTAGTTAATGCTGGTATAGCTTGCTTGGTAATCTTTATAGCGGCTAGTGCAATAGCTGCACCTATAAGCCCAGTATTGTCTGCTAATAATTTAGCTATAGGAGTAATAATACTATTAACTGTGCTTAGTATACTTTGTGCAACATCTTTTAATTGTGCTAGTAGTTTATCATATGGATTACCGGCTTGCGCTATTTCGCCAAATTTTTGACGTCCTTCTTCTAGTACAGCATTTGCAAAAGCTTGACGACGCTCAAAATCTGTTAGCTGGGCTTCAGTTTTACCTACTTTGCGAGCATACTCTTCTGCAGCTTTACCTGTTTTTGTAAACAATCCAAGTTCGTCTAATAATTCAGGTTCTAGCTTAGTAATACCGCGAGTAAGTCTGCTAACAGCATCGCTCATATCTAAGCCCAATGCCTGACTAGCACCTTTAGCTACTTTGCCTAATTCAATAAACTGTGAGCTAGATAATCCGCTGCTTACTGCTTTAGCAGTTGCTTGCATAGATTCGCGAAAACTAATAGCCCCGTCTGTTACGTCACTAAACTGTTTGGCTAAGCTGCCCATGGAAGTGCCGCTAGCAGCACTTAGTTGTTGCAAGCCCTTAACCATAATATCTGTTTGCATTGCTTCACGCAGTGCACTAAATGCAGCGGTAACAGCAAATATATTAGCAGCATAGGTAGCATATAATCTTACTAACCCACCAAGGCCACGAGCTTGGTCTGCAAAATCACGTGCGCTAGCACCGCCTACTCCAGCAGCACCACGTGCACGATTATACTCCTCAACCTCCCCACCTGCCACGCCACCATAACTTGCGCGCATAGCTCTACTGCCAGATTTAGTTCCGGTCATCAATCTTTGAGCTTTTTCTAGCTCGTTATTAAGCTGTTTGGCATCGTTAGTACGTTGTTTTATAGTACTAGACTGATCTTGAACGCTTAAGTCAATATTTATTTTATTACCTGCCATATTTACTCCAGGCTTAGTAAGATTTGCACAGATTTACACCAATTATAGCACAAGGGTAAATAAATGTCAATAGCAAAAATTTCTAGTAATAAAAAAGCCTACTAACTACTGCTAGCAGGCTTCTTTTGTTCTCTATATTTAGCTATTTGTTGGCTTCGTATGCTATCAATCGTTTTAATAAGCATAACTATTAATTTGTGATCACTAGGCTCTATTTCTGTATACTGCAATATTTCTGTTAGTCCAATATAGCTTTTGCCTAGGTACGATCCACTAAAACCTTCCCACTCATCACGCAGCATACGATAAACTAACATTGCTTGCTGCACTTCTAGTGGCATATCATCTAGTTCAACTGGAATTTCGCTTTCAACAGGCTCTGAACCCATCATAGAGCACATCTCAAGATACATTTCTTTTGTAACGCCACCAACCATTAAATTTTCAAAATAATTGGCTAGCTGAGATTCGACTACTTGGAGCTGTTCTTGGAAAAGTTTCCCAGGTCTGTAACCTGCTCACTAATAAAGCTATCAAAATTACCACTATTTTTCATTAAATATAGTGCGTTTTCACTAGTAAAGTTTAGCTCATCTTCTTGGTCAAGATGTGCAACTTCTACAGGTGCTAATTGTTCTAAGTATTTAATTTTTAAACCACGCCAGCCTTTTACAGCATTTTCTACATATAGTTGTAGGAAAAGATCGTCATTTAATTCTTCTTGAGGTTGACGATTTTTAAACGTAGTTTTTGTAGCTTTTTTGCGAATATTAATAAGTGTTTCACGACTTAAAAAAGCCACATCAATAATAAAACCTGGCATACCAGGATATTCTACCTCAACACTTTTAGAGGGTACTAATAAAGATTTTAAACTAAGATCTGCCATTTGTTTTTAAGGTTAGTGAGACCGGCATTATACCGGTCTCGGTTGATAAAACTTATGCGTAATATTTGACGTTAATTTCGTTAGCTTCTTCAAGATCAAAGTTGCGAACGCCACCAATTGTATCAGTACCTTGAGCCGTAAAGTTAATAGTTGTACTAATAACTTGCTCAGTAGCAACTGTTGGAATAGTAAGCACTACACCAGGCATTTCGATTTCTACACGATCATTAGCGGTAGAACCACCAATTACAAGTTTCATGTAAAATCTAGGATCTACTGTGGTACTGCTACCTGCTAGCAAATCTTGTAGCAATTGTATAGTTTGTTTACGTCCAGTGCTTGGGTCGCTAGTATTATTGGCACCAGTAGCACTACCACTACGTAGATATGCTGTAACACTACCACTAATTGCACGTGTACCAGCAAAATATGTAACTGGATTGTTAACAATACCCAGGTTAGCAGGTGTTAAGTAACTAACGTTGTTGCTAATTGTTAGGTTACCACCAGTAATGGGTAGGTTGTAATAGGTAGTTGTAGCAGGGGGTGTTCCTGGACTGCCCAGGCCTGCCTGTAGTGTAAAGGTGCTAAGCTTGTTGGCAATAAACGCAGCTGTAGTAATCTTTTGTGTAAATGTACTAGCATTAAATATGCCACTACCAGTAAATGTGCCACTACCAATTGCTGTTGGGCCGGTAACTGGTCTAATTGCTTTAGCTTGTCCTGCCCAAGCAATGCTGGCAATAGCGTCAATACCGAAATCAATAGTTGCTGTGTTTAACACACAATCATCAATTAAAAAGCATGCTGTGTCCATAATAACAATTAAACCAAAGCGTTGTAGCTGGTGCTTGTTACTATTTGTAGCTACTACAGTGGCAGGAGTTTCTGGAGTAACTGTACTATCACCGTTTGTCCAAGCTGGATTAGTTCCACCAATTGGATCAACAGCAAACATTGCGTTCCACAATACACTTTCTTCAGCTGTAAGAATAGTGTTGTCGTCATATGGACGAATGTAAGTAGTCATGTTAAAATCAACAGGATCTAGCTGTGTGTTGAAAGTACGCTGTCCACGTACAGGTACAGCACCTGTTTCATTTAGTGTAACTGTTTCCGACGTAGTATTTTGACTAAACCCAAAACCGTCTAATACTTGAATTTCACGGGTATTAGTATTACTAATTACAGCATTACCGCCAACTGCTAGAGCTCCACCAATAACTCCTAGAGCAGAACCTGTATCACCTACTGCAGTAGTAAAAAACACTCTACTATTACGAAGTAAATTAAAACTCATGTTTTTATCCCTTTTTATGGGTATTCAGCTAGCCTTGACTAGACGTTTATCTGTACCAGGCTTTATGAATACGGTTGCTTACATAATCTGGTATCTGACCTGTAAGTTAATCTCGCCAACTGCATAGGGAGCTAATAGGCCCTCGTCCGTAGTTATTGAGTCTATTAATATTTCTGTTGTTGTATAAGCATTTGTTGAATCATATACTAATTGACGATTTGCATCTATGCAAGTTTCTAGATCAGCTAATAGTTGCTCTAGTTGTTCTTGAGAACTATCCTCACTTTTACAGTAAACTTTTACACATACTCCAAGCATGCCCCAGGCAAAATCTGCAGGATGATATTCACGCAATTCAGTTCCTGGTGTTAAATATACTCCAGGAAAGTCATTAATCTCATCCCAGAATTTTAGTTTGGCAAAGCTTTGATTTTTTAAGTCTGTTATATAAGGAGCTGTACCGTCTATAATCTTAAATTTTTCAGCTAGGGCGCTTACTATTTGTGTTCGTTTTGTCATACTAATACGGCCCTTAACTTAGTTATTTTAGCTTGTGTGGCTAGTTGGCGTATACTTTTGCTTATTAGCAGTTTAGGGTCTCTGCTTCTAGGATACTGCTGCTTGCCGCCACCGCTAAAAGTTGCATATGGATTACGCATATAATTATAGTATGCGGTTATCATTCCCTCACGACTTTGAGTTAGTCTTTCTACTACTACACTTTCAGCAAATCTACCGCTACGTAAGTTTAGTACATCACGTCTACTGCCGTTACCCATGTTTTGTTTTACAGTTTTGATAAGGTGGGCTGATAATAACTCTTGTAAAGTTTTTAAAGAAGTTTCTTTAGCCGCAATTTTAGAGGCTACAACTCTAGTATTAGCAGACATTTTTGTCTTTTTTATAGCTTGCTTTAGCTTATCTGCTGCTTGCTTAAACTCTTTAACAGGTTGACTAATATCTAACACTTCTTTATGTTTTTGTTTAATAGGTCTTGGTTTTATTTTAACAGACTGTGTTTTAGTAGATTTGCCTGTTTTTATTACTTCACCTATTTGCTTAGCTATACCATCTTTAATAGTTATTGAGCCAGGCGTATTAATTAACTGCTCGCTTAAAAATTTTGCATTTTTAACAATTGGATCGTACAAACCTTGCTCACTTAGCGGAGATTTTAGTTCTTCTGCTTTAGCTAAAATTTCTTGAACTACAGGTTTTAAGGTTGCTATTAAGTTGCTGATTGCCGCTTCAGCGGCCGATTCCTCTCTAGCACTAGCTGCTTTAATTAAATTATTTAATTGACGCCCTGCTTGTTGTAATAAATCTCCAGCTTTTTTATTATCTTCTTGAAACTGTAACTCCGTAATTAAACTAGGATTATCACCAAGAACATTTTTTACTGCATCTATAAATACTTGGGATTCTGTAATTAAATTACTGGTTAAAAAATCCGCATCTAAAATAGCTTTTAGTACACTTTCTAGTGCATTTATAGCTGTTTGATCTTCGAGACCTGGCATAGAAATAGTAAAATCTCTATATGTAGCACTAACTTCTTGACTAAACTTGGCTTGTATACCAAGCGCAACTTTAGCTTTTAAAAAGAATATTCCAGCTAAGTGACCACTCTCAACATTATCTTTGAGTAATTGTAATGTTGCAGCAGGTAGTCCAGGTATTTTATCACTTATAAACTGTATAAAATAATCTCGTAATTTCTTTTCAGGTACTTTTTCTATTCTAAAATCTCCAGCACCATATTCTTTAACTGTTTCTGTTTGTTCTATATAACCTACAAATGTAGTAAAAAAATTATCGTTATTTAGTAGACTAGCAACTATTTCTTTAGTTTTTTCATCTTCTAGTTTATCTACTAATTTTCTATTTAGTGCTGTAATGCCTTCTAGCGTTAAACTAGAAGTATGGTAATCTTTACTTTGGAATCGCTTTCTAATATCCTTAGTATCTATTACTGCCTTAAACAATTCTTTTCTAGTTAATTTCTTAAAACTAGCTAGGTCTACTTTATTATTCTTATCACCATAAATGTCAATTATACGCGCTCGCAGTATTGGTGAAAACTGAGCTATACTCATTACGCATAATCCGCAATATACTGATCCAATACCCGCTTAATATGTGCTGGAAAATTTGTACTAGCAACATACTGTATTTGCGTTACGTTTGGAGTTACGTCACGATTTACATGCACAGCGCTGTTATTTTTTGTATAATATTCTAGCAGATCAAATGCAGCTAATTGTAAATCTTCTGGTACAGTATCATAACCACCATAATATACAATTTGATAACCACGTAAATACTCGCGAAAACCATATGAATTTAATGAAACTAATATATCACCGTCTAGTACATAATCGGTAAACTCTGTTAGGGCAGTATAAGTCTGACCATAGTCTGTGCTTATGCTAAAACTATCTATAGTTACTACAGGGGTTTCTTGTAATAGGATTTTATTGAATCCACCATTATAAACCTCTGTTTTTAAATCGTTATAATAATCAACAAAAGTTCTGCGACAATAGGTTTTAATAAGCTGGCTAATTTTTGGAATTAGCAGGTCAATTTCAGCGTCCCTATTATTAGTAGTAATACCAAGATATTTTTTATAATCTGTTCTAGTAATTAGGTCAGCCATAAATCCTCCTGTGTCTCTAAAACCTGCTAGATCAGGCTTTAGAGACAGGGCTCGTATGAACCCTGCCTAAGTTTAATTAAACGTAACGAACTGTTACAACACCACTACCTTCATTGCTTGTTAAGCGGCTCATAGCGATACGCATACTAGCAACGATAACACGACGCTGATTGATAACTTCGTCATCTGTGTCAATACGCATTGCACGATGATTACCAACAACAAAGTTGCGTGGGTTAACTATAACGGCTAGTGCATCGTTAGCAGCTGCACCTGTCATTTGTGCACTAACAACAACTGGAGTTTGGGCGATTAGTCCAACTTGACCAGTAATTAGTGTGTTACGTGACTCACTAATCTTGTCTGTGCTTTGGAAAGTAGCATCTTCTAGTAGATCATAATATGCTGCTTGGCTAACAAAGCAGATTAATTCGCTAGGCTCTAAGCCCCAAACACCTAATGCACGACGAGCAGCCTGGAATTTAGCAAATGTAAATCCTGTTGCTCCAGTACCACCAACTGCAACTGTTGGGCTGCTTGTAGCGCTACCATCATAAAATGCTAGACCATTGATACCAGCCGCATATGTTGTAGCACCAACGTCATTACCTAGGAGCATAGACTTGTCTAGTGTCTTAGCCATACGACGTGTGATTGCATCGCGGATGATAGGTACTAGGGCAATAAGACCATCTTCCTCTTCTTCAAAGGCGATGTACTCTTTGGTAGCTAGCTTAGCGCTGCTGATCTCAATGTCTTTGAGCGCATGTGTGCGAGCTGTACCACTGCTAGCTGCAGCACCAAAATCACTGTTTGCTACCCAGGTTGCATCTGCACCAGCATCTGGATTGATAGGCAGCTTCATGAAAGGCTGTGGCATGTTGATCTGACGGATTGTACCAGCAACAACTAGCTGACGACGAATCTCGTTTTCCATGTTGGTGCTAACTTCTAGTTCCCAAACTTGACCTGGTAGGCGAACTGCACCACCTGCTCCACCACCCGATCCAGCAGCACCAGCTGTACCGCCACTAGCGTACTTTTGTACTAGGCTCTTGGCATACTTGGTTTCTTCGATAGGCTTTTTAGTGATCTTGCTGATAAATACAGCTGCTTCTTTTTCTGCGTATGTAGCACCACCGTCGCTGCTCTTAACATCACTAAACTGCATACGGCTCTTTTGAATAGCTTCTAGCTCAGCAGCTTTTTCACGTAGTGCACTCTCTAGACCTTCTAGGGCGCTCTTGTGGCTGTCAGCTTGCTCGGCTAAGCGCTTTTCAACTTCAGCTAATAGCTTTTCTGCACCTGTGTCAACTGTTTGAACTGCGCTAACAGCAGCCTTAATTTTAGCTTGTAGCTGTGCTTCTTCATCAGCTTTACGCTGCGCTTCTTCAGCAGCTTTAGTTTGAGCCTCTACAACAGCACGTGCTGTTTCAGCAGCAGCCTTAGCAGCAGCGTCGGCCAATAATTTTTCTAACTCTTTTGGATCCATGTTCCATTCCTTTTTGGTTTCGCTATTTGCGTTTGTAGAGGACTCTAGCCCTTTAGCTG